ATATAAGCAGAAACTGTAGTATCGCTAGTATTTAATGCTTCTTTAGCTCTACCGTACATTGCTAAAGGTTTATTTTTGTTACCAGACCCTGAGCCGCCTGAGAAAAAATTGTATATGCCATTGCCTACTGAACTAATTGCATCATATGCATCACTGCCCATTGAACTAATTGTATTATACGCATTTTCTGGTGTAAAAGCATCTGTAAATCCAATTTTGGATAATAGTTTACCGCCTGCGCCAGAAACACTGTACGCAAGATAATTATAAATTCCATTATCGCCAGTTACAAAATCAGGATCTTCTGCATACCAATTTGACAATACATTATTTACATAACTAGAAATACTTGATGTTGAACTATCATTGGCTTCAACTTTAAGTTCACGCTTAGAAGCATTATAAGATTTTACTACATAGGCGGCACCATTGCTATCATATATTGTTGTATTGCCATCTGCTACTTGCTTTGCTATTTGTGAGTACGTTAATTCTGTTCCGCTTTTATCGTAATACCCTGATAAATTTTTATATGCAGATACTCCGGTATACTCTCCACTAGTTAAATGATAATTATCGTTATAATGATACGGATTACCATCTTTATCATAGAAAGTGGCATGCGATTGTCTATAGCTTTCAATGTCTACATCTCTGATTTTGTTACCTGAAGCTGTGTAATACCCAGTAGATATTAGACCGAATGGCGTATATTTAAAAAATCCTGCTGCAGCCTTATCTTTCCAAGAAGTATTTGCTTTTTCGGTATTTTTTATATTTATATCTGTACTTGTGGCGGCTATTTCTTTATTATCTGATGTATATATAGTAGTTCCATTTTCTTGTGCTTCAGCTACCTGACTATACGTAAGTTCATTACCTTTTGAATCATAATAACCAGATTTTTCATCGGCATGTTCTTCATAGTAAGAACTTGTATTTTCAGTTGCTTCAGCATCAGCTTCTTCATGTTCCGATGAGTCATTAACATTCATTACAGCATCAACAATAGCAGGAACTGCAGTATTTATCACCCACGGTATTGCAGTATCTTTAAGCCATGGCCATACGGTATCAGTTAACCATGGATATACTGTATCAGTCCATATACCAGTTGCAAAAGATTTAATGCCTTCCCACATTGGTTGTACAATATATGGATACAGCCAATTAGACCATAGAGGTTTAATTATATTATTAAACAGATTTTGCAGAATACCAGATTTAAGAGCAACGCCACCAAGAAGTAGCCATTTAAAAATGCTCATTCCCTTCTTGCCTTTCTCTAAGCCTTCAGAAGAGAATGTGTCCTTAAACATATCAGACAGTTTTTCTTGAGCTTTTTGAGCGGCATTAGCAGCTTTAGCTTTAAGATCTATCTTATTCATTATATCTTTAGTTCTAGAGTCAGTAGTGTCAGGCTCTACATTACCAGAGCTATCTCTCTTAACATAGATCATCTGGCCATCACCAACATGAACTAAATCTCTACCATCTCCAGGTTTATCGGTTTCATCGAAGTCTCCTCCGCCTCCACCACCTGAACCGGTATTACCAGCAGCAGATTCTCCAAGTAGACCATTACCTAAAATAGTATTATTTACACTAGATGATGAGCCATCTGAAGAAAAAGCTCCTTTAACGCCATTTATAGCTTTACCTGCTAATCTAGCTGCACCACCTATAAGTTTTCCAGCACCACTAACAGCAGCTTTAGCTCCTTTAACAGCCAAACTAGCAGCAGTATCTATTCCACTTCCAATAAGGCCACTAATGCCAAACGTGTAAGGAGATAACAATCCGCCAATTATAGAGCCAAGACCATTACTGGATATGGTGCCTCTATAATTGCTTGCTACGGGTTCTTCTTCTGTAGTTGCCTCTTCCATCTCTTCAGCTTGGTTTTCTGGTACAGCATATTTTTTATGATACATCCGATAAATAGCATCGAGCTGATCAAAATTAGATTTAGAGTTATAAACCTTTGTAAAGGTTCCAAACTCACTATCATTTATAGTTGAACCTGACTCATAATACCTTTTACATTTTATGTAAAATTCTTGTCTATGACTAGCATAATTACCAATGATAAATTTAATATCATTCTTTGTAACTTTGTATTTAGGCTTACAGAAATTCTGTACGTCTCTTTGCGTAAGAAATTTATGTATATTATCAAATTCATTATCTGAACAGCCATTTATTAATTCAATAGCACCATCAGTAAATTCGTATAGTTGTACGCCTTCAAGATCACGCTTAAGTTTAGCTATTCTATCAGATTCTTTACGCTTACCATGAGTTGCATTTAAATCTTCAGCTGTTAGACCTTTTTTATTTACATAATCTATATTATTATAATCTCTAGTAACTTTCCTTTTTACTGCAATGCCAGCATTCTTAACGGTTCTAACAATAGCGTTGTTATCATCGGCATGTCGATCATTTACTCTAGAAGTGCCTAAATTGTTAATTACTTCGTCGCTTACCCCATCAAAAGCATCGGCAACTTTCTGTTGGTACTCGCCATATTTTTCATTACCTTGATCAACAGAATTCCATAAGTATTCTTGGTTATGCTCTCTTGCATATTTAAGGTACTCAGACGATCCTTCAGCATCCATTTTGAATGCCTTCATGAATTCTTCAATATTCTTTCTGATTTCACTTACATCATCATGGACTTCTATTTCTCTTTGTTCTGCTGCTTTAGCCTTAGCTGCAGCTTCTTTTTCTTCTGGAGTAGATGTATCATTTGCTCTAATACGGTTAATCTCGGTATCAAGATTCTTTATATATCTATCAACATCTCTAGCATTATCAATATCAACACCAGCGGCAGCAAGTTGGTCTTTTAATCCTTTCTTTGCTTCATCCCAATCGGCAGTGTTCTTAACAGCGTTTTCTCTATTAACAAGATCAGTGTATTTAAGAATAGCATCTCCAAGGCCCTCAGATTTGAATAGATTATTGTATTGATCCTGTGTAAGCGCAGCGCCTTTACCTCGTAAGCCGCCCTCACGAATCATCTTTTCTACATTTTCTACTCTACCTGAGTCTATAGCTTGCTTGACTTTTTTGAGGGTTTTACTATTTAATTTTACTCCATCAACTTCATAGTTGTCAAGCATCTTCATGATGTCTTTTCCAGCTTTTTTTCTGGAGCTCTTTAATCCTTCTCTAGTATCTGTAATACTGTAAAGATTATTTCTTAATTCGGTAGCCTCGTCAAGAGACATGCCTTCTTCAGTACCTATAGCTGCAAGACGTTTATCATAACTAGCGTTATAACCAGTAATGCCCATATCATGCGTATCCGCAAAATCAAGACGCTCTTGTGCGGTCATGTAATCGGCATCATGGCGCTTTATCTGCCCTCTTCTGATTCTATTACCTATAGCGGAAAGACCTCTTCCAGGAAGTTTAGCAACGGTTAATACTCCATTCACTATAGGAGTGAATATTTTATTTGTGATGAATTTTATCGGCCTACCGATCCAGTCATCTATTTTACGTTCTATCGTCTTACCAAGCTTAGTCTTATCAAGGAATTCGCTGATTTTTCTAGGTATAAATGTAACTATTCTAGGAAGTTCATGGATAAATGGAGTAACAAAATCATGCATTGGTTTGATGAAACCTTCTTCAATAGTTTCATTTAATTTATCACGGAAGTTTTCGCTAGCATCTCTTAGAGGTTGAAATGCATCTGCTAATGCTCCTATTACTCCTCCCTGGCGTTTACCATCTGGACCTATCTCACCAAGTAAACCATTCTTAAATTCGCCAGAAGACCCCATTATGTCGAATCCAGCACCAAGTACTATGCCGCCAAGAATACCAAGACCAGAAGTTTTAAAAATAAGTTTAGCTGCTAAACCAGTAAGGCCACCAGCTATAGCTCCATGCTTGCCCTTTTCTTTAAGATCTTTAAGAATGTCTTTTTCTTTTTCACCTATAGCGCCCTTAGCGCCAAATAGGGCATCATTAATAGTAGCACTATTTTTAAGCAAAGAAATACCAGCGCCAATAGCAAAACCACCAACAGGGCCAAATCCAGCTATAGCTCCAGGAATAATTCCAGCTAAACCATACTTAGCCATGTCAGGGAATTTATCATTAACAAAATTAACGATCTTTCTATTAACAACGCCTTCACCATTTCTCTTACCGGTTGCTTCATCTATATCGCCGAATAAGAATTTCTTTGCCTTATCAGAGCTTCGTATAAAGTTAGCAGCGGCACCAATTAATGCACCACCGATAATTCCTCCAGGCATTCCTAATAAACCAGCTCCAGCACCTAAAATAGCACCAGCTGCAGTTTCAGGAGCTTTATCCTTTACCTCATTAAGATCATCCTTAAATTTAACAGAACCATTAGCATTAGAGCTAATAGAATAACCAGCCTTACGAGCAACCTCTTTTTCTTTACGTAAGCATTCTTCTAAAGAGTCGGGCTTATCGCTAGTTAATCCAAGATTATAAGAATCTTGAGCATTAAGAATAACAGAAGGTGTTGTTACATCATAGATGCCGGTTTTATTTACCTTACCAGATCCATATTTATTAAAGAAAGTTTCGCCCTTAGATAGAGCAGATCTACCAGAGAATGTACCTGTAGTACCTCTAGCCTTGCCAGGGACATTATCATTAGGCTTTTTATTTAAATCATTTGCTGCCCTGGCTTGTTCGTGTATAGCGCTGTTAACTGCAGCTTCTGCAGCCTCTTGCTGAGATTCAGGAGGTTCACTATTATCTCCAGCCGCACTGCCTTCTTCTGTTTTATTTGCAGTTGACTTGGGCTTAGGCTCCTTAGCCCTATTGCTAGCTTTGCCAGTTTGTTTTCTTTTAATTTTTGCTTGTGTTACATTTTTTCGTGCTTTGGACTGGTATTGCCTTTCTTGCTCTTTTCTCTTAGCTTCAGTATAACCAGCCCTACGGAAGTTACCATCCTCATCGCGTTCAATACCCATAGCGTCTAGGACTTTATCACCCATTGGGCCCCAAACTTCTTTATTTGAATCAACAAACTTTTTCCAAAGATCTTTGGCATCTCCTCTGAGCTGGCCATATATTGTTTCTTTCTTATCTGATAAGCCAAGAGATTCTTTAATCTGCTCTATCTTCTCTTTGAAAATAGAAGCAAACTTATCGCTTGTTTCATCAAATGTATCAGACAGCTTACCCGCAAGCATATCCATGAAACCTTCATACCTATGGCCCTTATCATCTTTAAGGTCATATTTATACATCATATCATAGATAGCCTTATCGGCGCTATACAATATTCTAGTAAACTCCTCATTAGTAGTTCCAAATACATTTTGGAACTTTTCAGAGTTCTTACCAATAGTTCTTTCAAATAGATCTTTCAGATATTTAGACTTACGTCTATCGGTATTACTATCATCTTCATCTTCCAGATCTTCAAAACTATGTATATTATTCTTTATATCGTCAAGAGATCTAATATCATCTTTACGAATATGCTTACTAAAGAAATTAGCGATAATGCCAGAGTTATAATCATCTAATTCTTGAACAAATTCATCAGAATTCTCATTAGAATACAATCCATACAGATAGTACAGATACTCAGCGGCATCTTCATCTTTAAGAGAGCTTACATCAAGAGCACCAGTTTCAATAAGCTTAAGAATTCTCTCTTTATAAGCCTTAGCCTCTTTCTTACTTGCTTTTCTAGCTTTACGCTGTTCCTTAAGCAAGTCCCTATTAGTTAAGTTTATGCCTCCAGCGATTCTCTTGTAATCCTCATCAGTCATAGGCTTAGAAGACTTTTTTCCAGACTTACCGCCCTTATTGCCCTTACCAGTATCAGAAGCAATAGAAATGCCGCCTTGAATGGTAACACCATACTTACGCTGCATTATGAGTTCTTTATTGATATTCTGAAGATAATCAAATACGGTATTACCAAGACTATCTTTAGTAAGAATACCAAATCCACCTTTATTCTTACCGGCTGTACCCTCAGAGATACCCTTAGATTCATAATACTGAGACATTACGTTCAAACCACTCTCAATATTACGATACATCTGATCTTCTCTAGCTTTAGCGTCAAGAATATTCTTAGGTAAATTTATCTGCGTTGAGAATAACTGTCTAGAAGTCATCTTACCGCCAACTTCGGCTTGCTGAATTCTAGAGGCTGTCATTACAGTGCATACCATATTATAATGGTTATACAGGTTAGGATACTTGATCTTACTAACGCCATTTTTATCTGCTGTCGCATTTGGATTAAACCGCCCGTTATTATCGTACAAGAATTCCCAGAACTCAGAGAATGCTGCTAGTATAGCTTGATCATCATCAGGGTTAGATCCAACAACACCATTAATTCCTGCCGCCATCTGTTTACGTATATCTCTTGTACCAGACATAATGTTCTTATAGCGGATATCACTAATGTCTTGCTTTACGGCGCTCATTGTTGTCCATTTGCCCTTCTCGAAATCATATATTCTCTCATTGTTTCCAGTAAGAGCAGATTCAATACGGGATAAATATGCTGGTATAACATCAATAAGAGCTCTTCTAGTTATACCATCAAATGGAACAGCGCCTTTCTCATACTTAGAAGTATTGACGTTCTTGTTAGCATCTGGACTAATACCTATAAGGTTTGATAATAAACCTTTTACGCTTAAGATATTACCACTGCTATTGGCAAGATCTGCCATTACATTTCCAAATATTCCAGAGAATGATTCGTCTAATTCCTTTACAGCGGCTTTAATTGTTGAAGGAATTACTCCTTTTACAAGACCTTTAATCACATATTCCAGAGGAGATACCAACATTGCCGATAGCATATCAGTACCTTCACCGCCCATAGTTAATAGATCGGTATAGGACTTAACGCTTTCAGTAATATTTCTTCCTACGGCTCTAGCATAGCTATCAATATCAACTACGCCACCAACCTGGATATCCCTCCATCTAATCTTATTACCCTTTTTAGCATTCTTAACAGTAGCCGCTTCTCTATCAGATGCAGATATAAGAGTATTACGCTGTAATTGCAACATTTCTTTCAATATTGCATTACGCTCTTCACTTAATTTAGCTTCATTTGTAAAGAAGCTAGACATATTCTGGTCTAAATTCTGAAGCGTTCCAGAAGTGATCTTATACATTGTATCCAGAGTAGATCCAATTACAGATAAATCATTATGAACGCCATTAAGAAGTTTTTCATTTTGCAGATACACCATGCTATGATTTATTCTAGCATTTTGTATCTGATTCTCAGAAGTTGTAATAATAGATTTTACTATTGCACTTGTAGATGCAGCCGTAGATCCCTCTATAGAGTTTACTACTAGACGATCTCCATTTGTTACTACTTTTTCTGAATCGGAAGAAACAGATTTACCAGATAAGATATCTTCTATATCTTCATCATAGATGCCAAATTCAGATAAATCATCAAAACTTGAAGTACCATCAAACTTACTCTGGTCTCTGTTAACACGCTCTTTGTTATAGAAATTACCAGATCTTAAGTCTTCTGAAGCATTACGGATACCATAGTCAAGAGCTTTGTAGACACTACTTGATTGGATCGCTTTTACTTGCTTGCGCATAAATGCTGCAGGATTCCTCAGTGCAGCATACGTACTTACGATAAACTGTTTATTGTCAGAAGCAAAATCCGCAGCATTTGGTATTAAGTCTTCTTTAGCATAATCAGCAGCAATATACGCTACAGATTTTGTAGCGTTCTTTAAATAATTAGTTACTTTTAATGCCAACTCAATCTACCTCCTTTGCTTAGAATTACTATTATGTTTTAGGGGTGGTTTACTACACCGAGTTACATAAAACGTGATCTGAGAGAATTTGACATGTAAAACTGCTGTGACATAATAATATAATATAGATGTGTAAATAGCAACGTCAAACATCAAGGAGGTTGAAAATGAGGCTAAAAAAGTTCCGCGTATTTTATACTCTAAATGGTGAATACCGTTTAGGGATGGATACAGTGGTCACTGCTATTTCAAGTAACCGAGCGGTAAAGAAGTTTGAAAAGAAGTATCCGCTCTATGATCCCGTGTTTGTAGCCGAGTTAGGCGGCGGCTACGAAATCCAATGCGAGCCATTCAAATCCGGCAAGAAGCTTGTACTCAAGATAATCATTGATTATCAAAACAAATAAAACATTTTTGGAGGTAAATAAAAATGGCAAACAACGATCTTGTTCCTATCAGAACAACACTGCAGGCACGTATTCCGAAGACTTGCGAATACTATATCAAATGCAGCGAATTAAAAGCACGCGCATCAACCGTAGAATTCTGCGAAGACACTATTAATAGGATTAATAGTGCTTTCGAGCGCGAGTGCGATCTGGTAGAGTGTATGATGGATATGTGCGATTTTAAACAGTCGAGTACTGCGTGTGGCATGTATAAGAACCTTGTAAAAACAGTTTCCAGGTTGCTTACAGATTGCACCAATTATCCTGCACACACATTATTTTGCGACCTTATTCCAGTCAATAGTTGGCTCAAGGATGATTTTCCTGAGGCAGTGCCTATCACCATCCTGCTAGAGCTGTCGCATAATCTAAACGCGATAAGCGATAGTATGTATTCAACCGTACTAGGTATGGTACACGAGTCCATAGAGGCGTTGTGTAAAAAACAACGGTAAATCAAAGATTTGGAGGTAAGTAAAAATGGCAAACAAGAATTATAATTTCCCCGTACCGGCCGTAAAGCTTTTCGTGCCATTCAATGGTCGTATCATCACTATCCATGGTCTTAAGACCGTAGGAGATCTCAATGTGATTAATTATTGTAATGCTGCAATTACAACGATTGATCACTATTCTGGCCAGACCTGTACTAAGCTGGAAGCAATGGCAACATCTGAAGATAAAGATTTGCGCGACAAAGCAAAATATTATCTGAAGCTGTATGACGGCGTGGTTAAGACTCTTGTCGATCTGTTCACCACAGAGAATCTCAACTACTCCTCAGATGAGATTGTAGCAAATAGTGCAGAAGAGCAGATGAACATAGAGCATCTCTATGAGATGCTCCGTGATCTTGATGAGGCCGCTCATCAATTAGCCGACTATGAAGGCGTCTACGAAAAGATGCTTATTATGCTGCAGCATCTTGGTATTATTAGTAAAGACACATACGAATGGATGAAAGTCATGTGCCATGACTAATCCAGTATCAAACAAAATGGAGGTTGAATAAAAATGGCAATTAAAACTATCACCCTGCAAACGCCACTGAAGGCTAAGACCTTTACAGAGCCATATACCACTAGTATATCTGGGATTGTGGTGGAAGATTATCTGGCTGAACTGTGCAAAGCTGCAGTGGATACTATGAATGATCTTCTTGAGATCAAATATTGCCGCGTCATGCTTAGCAAAACAGCAATAGAACGTGGAGTAACCCTTTCGGATACTCCATGGGAGCTTGAGCGTGACGAATACATGGATACTGTTAATAAGCTCTTCGGTCTGTTTACAGACAAGGTAGAGTTTTCTCTAGGCAGTATCATTGCCAACAAGAATGATGAGCAGGGCCAGCTGGAGAACTTGGCCGACACCATCGCAATCGTTGGTGAGAGCCTCATTGGAAAGACTCCCGCTGTAAACTTTGATCGCATCTTGACAATGATATACGGTTTTAGCATCATCAGCCGTGACGTATATATTTGGCTGATGCGTGAATACATGCTGAACAACAACATCTGAAATCAAATACTTGGAGGGAATAAAAATGGTAAATGCAAACCGCGTACCTATCGAAACACAATTACGCGCTCGCATCCCGCGCACTGATAATGTTATCAGTGTTGAATTAAAAACGACTGATGAATATGTTCATTACTGCAATAATGACATCATCAAACTCAATAATCTTATTGAGAAGCTCTGTTCTGATTTGGACGACCCGTTCAACAAAATCGAGAATGGCACAGATTTTATGGTAGAATATACGCAGAAGTACACTGAGTACAAATCGACGGTTCAGAGGATTTTCAATTTGTTCACATGCGGCAATGAGTATTCCTACCCTGACACTTGCATTGTTAACAACGATGCCAATGCCATGATCGCAATCGGCCTGATTTACCGTAATATATCGGAGATCGTTAATGCTATTAGAGGTGACATTCCAGAGTCCAGAGTACGACATCTTTATTAGCATAGTGACATTGTTAGACCGTACCAATTCGGTCAGCACCAATGTGTGTGCATGCATGGTTGCTATGAACGCTGGAGCACGCCTGTCTAGGTAGCAGAACGAAAATGACCATAGGGAGCAATCCCTATGGTCATTCTTCTACGTTCCACAAAGATTATTTTTTTGTTATCCAAGACGGGGCAGAACTATAAACTTTAAGAGAGCCATGTGCAGGGATAATACCCTCTCCAACAGACTCATAGCGGTCAGTACCATCATCATTGACCCCGACCTTTTTGGGGAATTTATTGGGCTTTGGCTCTTTGATCTTCTTAGCGATAGAGATATCAGAAGTCTCGCGCCCACCAAGAGGAAGCTTACGGCCAGTCTCAATATAGGTGTTAATGAACTCCTTAGAAATACCAATCATGATATTTGCTTCAGCCTTGCCAAAGTTGTAATTCTTAGCAAGATCGGTAGCTTCATTAGAGGAGATTCTAGTAGTATCCTTAAGGATGTTAGCTACCATAGTACGAGCCTCATCATAAGGACAATACTCACCCTGAAGACCAGAGCGACCATAGACAGCAACCTTAAAGGTTGGGTCATTAAGCATTGCTCTCATTACTCTGCATTCATCTTTAACAGACGCAGAAGTCTGAGTGCGAGTTTCATTGATCTCTGCAATAAGATCTCTAACAGATGTGGTATCCATATTGTAATTCCTCCCTAAATATAGTTACTATATTGTCTTCAATATAATACTTTTCAACATTCGTTTTACGTAGGTTTAGATCATTTTTCTTTAGACAACATTATATAATGGTCTATAATCAACAGTATTGCTATAGTTAAAACCATGCTGATTGAAGTTATAAAGAATGCTGTTAAATCTATGGTAAATAAAGCTATTAGACCAAAGAATAATCCAATACCGAATAACACAAATACAGTATATCCAAATACGTAAGCAAATTTACTTATCATTTTTCTTCCCCTTAGAAACTATCCTACACATTACCACAGGTTTAGGCCCATGGCCATGACGCTTAATGTACTCATTTAACTCATTATTACTCATCATGCTTATTAACGAAATAAAATCTTGTCTTTTATTTGTCGTTTTTGGCATTGTTTTTCTTTCCTCCTGTTTCTAAATTTAAAGAATCTTTTAGGCTTCTCAATCACTTCAGGTATAACTACCTCTTCTAATGAACAACGATATGTTATTCCATCGCTAGGAGTAATATCGCACATAGATATTCCATGGATTCTTTCTCTGTTTATTACAACTCTGTACGATCTATCTTTAAATTCTGCTAAAGCCTCGGTATCATTAATGAATGGTCTGAAATACATTGGTGTAATTTCAAGAGGCAGACTAAATCTATTTATCGCTCCTAGTCTAGTGCTAGCAATAGTATTGTCATTCTTTTTTGAATCTACTTCGTCAGCTGCAATGCATCTGATAGTATACTCAGTTGAATCAGATTTATACACCAGCAGATATAAGCATCTAGATACGTCAATAGAACTACCTAAGTATTTAGATGCATTAGATATTTTATGACCTTCAATAGCAGCCATTATAGAGAACAAACAGAAGCAGATACGCTCATTAGAGAAATCATTCTTGCTATTGGTATCTATTTTGGCCATTGAGGTAAACCATTTCCATCTATTATTAGCAACGTCTACTAGCTCGTAGTTATCGTTGGTTATACACACTTTAGTATTTACTCTAATCTCACTGCTAGAGATAAGACTTCTATATTCATTAACTTTAAATCTGTGCATTGGTATCGCTCCCGTCATCTTCTTCTTTCTTAATTTCTTTTAATACGATCTTATATATTTCTCCAGGTAATGGTTCACCTGTAGTACTAACACCAGCATGAGAATTAGATTCGTATGTAAATGTATATTTATTATCACATGCAGCATCCACAATTCTTACGTCATTAGATAGTAAGAACAAACAACATGATTCTACATCTAAATCATTATCCGTTGCAATCTTGTTTAATGTTGCGCCGGGATAAGATTCTTCTGTTCCTCTATGTTTGAAACAGACGATATCATATTTATTATCATTAATATCGCGCCTACCAATAACACAATATAAGCTATAATTTGTTGGAACTGTAGAGTCAACAGTACTTCTTACCTGCTCCATTAATAAGCTCTTAACGCAATAAAATGCTATGAATTCAAATGTTTTGCCACTTTCATTGCTAGTAGCATAAGATTGCCGATAGTATCTAACAAAATATTCTGGGTAGCTAACCATTCTTCCATTTGCATTTTCTCTGCTAAGCTGTGTGATTACTTTGATTTCTCTCATTGAAACAATATGACGAGTTTCATATGCTTCAAATTTAAAAACACTTGTATTATTCATCCTTTTTAACAACCTCCATTGCGAGTGATTACTATATTGTAACGCGCATTGTACTTTCGTAAAATAACAGTTTACGCTCTCTGGTAGTATTTTGAATATCTGGACAATTTATTAATAAATCCTTTAGGAGGTTGCTATATCATGCTTTATTTAGACGACCTTAAATATATGCGACTATATAAGAAACAGTTTTATTTACCAATCAATATGGATGATAAGAAGCATGGCAGCGCCATACTTTTATTAAGTCCAAACTATGCTACGTCTAATTCATTAATGAATCATAGACTCATTATCAATAGATCTAAATCATTTGAATCTTATTATATAGAGAAGGATATTCTCTACACTATCCAGAATGAATCTAGACTATTACAGTGTAAGCATCAACCTGACGGGTATGGCCCTGTTAATGAACAGGCTGTGTTTACAGAAACTACAGATGTAGCATGCTGGGATAGTCTTGATGAGATGAGAATGAATGATCTATATTGCCAGTTAGGTAATAAGATTATTTTCTTCAACGAGATGTATGATGAAGATATCTTTAATGAGTCATCTGCTGCATTGAACTCTAAATACAAGAAGCTGCTGTACAATGATCGTATTAGAAATAACAAAGTAGTTTTGAATCTATATGATAAGGTTAAAGAAGATAACCCGTGGATTAAGAGGACGTATATAAACTACGCTAGATATAAGAGTTTAAATCTGTTTATTGATCTCTATTATTACAACCAGGCTTATCTTACCAATAACAACTTTACCATTACTAAATCCATAGATATGTATTTCGAGTTTATCCGTAGATTCATTATGGATCGTCGTATTGATAATGCTGGTTATACTAAGAAGACTGTATTTGTTCCTGTATATGGATGGGATGTTCCTGACGGGGTAGATATTCTTGATTTTAAGAGAGCATTGAACCCATTATCTGTATTCTTTAAGAATATCCGTAGAAGCCCTGAAGAATTAAAATGCTTTGAAGGAATAGACTTTGTTTTCTTTGGGCAGAATGGTTATTTCAAATATGAGTATTCTCATTACGATACCTCTACTGATAGAGCTAAATTCATGAGGTTTATGACCACTCTTACTAAGAATGGGTTTATTGATGATGACGATGAACCTGATGTATCTCCTGCTGGAATTACAACAGATATAGTCGATAAGCTTCAAGATAATAGTGGTATTGTTATTCAATCACTTACTGGAGAATCTAATGATGTTCCTGTAGAGGATAAGAAATCTAATACTAAATCAGCAACTAAAGATACAACTTCTACAACTAAGAAGACTAATAACACAAGTACTACTAAGAGCACTACTAAATCTGCAACCACTACGGTTACAGATAGATCTAATAGTGCAGCAACTAAGAATGTAGAATTAAAGAACCAGCTTGTAAAGAAGATAAATGATGCCGCTAAAGATTCTAAAACTGAAGATGAAGCTTTGGCTAAAATGGAAGAGGATAAGCAGATTAAACAAATCATATCAGATCTTCAAGCAGATTCTGATACTGGGCCTAAGATTTCAGCAGCAAGGTCTTCTAGAATTACTTCAGCGCAAGATGAGTTCATGAAAAAACAGCTCAATGGTGTTACTGTAGCTCAAATGGTTAATAATTCTAATAAACCTAAAGAGCTTAAGAAAACAGCATTACCCATTAAGACCATCAATGAAGAATGGAAAGAGCTACAGGCCATAAACTTTGAGAAGGAATATGATCTTAATGCAGATATTGTAAAGATTCTCAATAGTCTTTCTGTTAATAAGACTTATCCTGTAAATATATTGGATATTGAGACAGAAGATACGAGTACTTCTGAGGATTCTATTATCACTTATACTGTAAAATGTGAGGATTACTCTGGTAAGAGATTTACTCTTAAATTTGATATCCCTAAGTTTAGAGATAATAGATTCATGAGATTACGTGGTAATGAGAAAATCTTCTCTATTGAGATGCCATTGATTCCTATATCGAAGACAGATTCAGATACAGTACAGATTGTATCTCTCTATAATAAGATCTTTGTATTTACCAATTATACTAGCGCTGGTAAAAGTAACCCATTTGCTAATAAGTTATCTAAAGCATTATCTAAATACAAGGGTAAAGATATAGAGATTACTCTTGGCGATAATAGTAAGATCTGTGCTAAGTATGAATTACCTATAGACTATATTGATCTTGCTTCTCAATATTCTAGAATTAGATTCTATTCTTCTGCATATGGTCAGACTGTTACTATATATTTCAACCAAGATGAGATTCGTAAGATTCCTGGAGTCAATAGTAAGAATGGTATTCCTATAGCTATGGATGCATCCGGTAAAGTAGCATATTACACAGGCAAGGATGATATGACCGTATCCGAAATGATAGCTTCAATGATGATTAATAGCAATGAAGCATTTAAAGATCTATATGAAGCTCAGTCTGTACCGAAGAAATCTACTTACTCTGTGGCTAAGGTGCTTAATACTCAGATTCCTATAATTGTCATTCTAGCACATGATATTGGATTGACCAGAGCAATGTCTTTAGCCGGTATAAATTATACCATTTCAGATAAGAAAGATAAAACCATGGGATGGGATTCTATTAAACTCAGTGATGGTTATATTAATTACCAACAGACGTATGATTCTATGCTTCTTATGAATGGTCTTAAAGAATGTAGTCTTGAGGATTATTCTATTAAAGTTTTAGACTCTAAGATGACGTGGGTTTCCATATTGGACAACTTTGGTGGTAAGATTAAATCTGACGGCCTAGATAACTTCAAAGATCTTATGTATGACCCAATCACTATAGAGATTTGTCAAGACTATAAATTACCCACTACATATCATGAAGCTTTAATATATGCTTCAAATCTGTTAGTGGATAATAAGCATACCGTTCATAAAGATCTTAGTACTAACCGTTATAGAACCAATGAGGTTGTTGCAGCACAATTCTATAAAGCAATCTCTGATTCATATAAGGATTATGCATTACAGACTAAGCATGGCCGTAAAGCAAATATGACCATGAAGCAATCTGTTGTTATTGATCTTATTCTAGCGCAGAATACTACTTCTGATCTCTCTATATTCCAGCCTCTGAGTGAGATAGAGACAAAAAACATGATCTCTACCAAGGGTGTTACCGGAATGAATGAGGACAGAGCTTATAAGATTGATAAACGTGGATATGACGATAGTATGGTTAATATCATTGCTCAGTCTACTGGATTTGCTAGCACTGTTGGTGTAAATAGACAGACTACCATTAATCCTCAGATTGTTGGTGGGCGTGGGTATTTTAAACAGACCAGCACAGATGATATGAATATTACTAATACTCTCGGTATGACAGAAGCATTATCTCCATTTATGCTTACTAGTGATGATCCTTTCCGTAACGATATGACATTCGTACAGACATCTAAGCATTCTACTCCTATAGAGTATGGAACTCCATTGCTTGTAACCACTGGAGCTGACGCTGCAATGCCATATTTAACATCAGATATGTTTGCTCATAAGTCTAAAAAGAAGGGTAAAGTAGTAGAGCTTACAGATGAGTATATGATCGTAGAATATACAGATGGAGATAAAGAATACATTAATCTATCTGAACAGACTATGAAGAACTCTGATGGCGGTTTCTATATTGTCTTACAATTAAAGACTGATCTTAAAGTTGGAGATTCTGTTAAAGAAGGCCAAATTCTTGCTTACGATAAGAAATCTTTCTCTAATAGAGTTGGTTCTACAGATCCTCAGCTGGCATATAATTTAGGATGTCTTACTAAGGTTGCTATCATGACTACAGAAGATGGATATGAAGATTCTGGTGTTTGTTCTGAGTGGCTATCTGATACTATGAGCTCTGATATTGTAGTAATGAAGTCTGTGACTCTACCTCCGATGACTAACGTGTTAATGATCGCCAAAAGAGGTCAAAAGGTTCGTGAGGGAGATCCGGTAATGATATACCAGAATGCTTTTGATGAAGATGATGCTAGTATATTATTAAAGAATCTTAATAATGAAGATGGCGATGTTACAGAGATTGGTCGTAATGTAATAAAATCTAAAGTCACAGGAGAGATTTCTGATATTAAGATCTATAGAACTTGTGATTTGGATGAAATGAGTGAGAGTTTAAGAAAGATTATTTCTACTCGTGAAGAAGAAATAAGAAAGAAGAAATCTAAACTTAAGGGTTGCTCTAATGATGTTCATTTCGATAGCTCTGGTAAATTACCGGCCACTGGTAAGCTTAAGAATGTAGATGGAATATTAATTGAAATCTATATGAAGTATCATGATAAGTTATCTTGTGGCGATAAGCTTACTTTGAATAACGCTAATAAGTGCGTATTGATGAATGTCTTCTCTGATGATGAAGCGCCTTACACAGACTTCCGGCCTAATGAACCAATAGACCAGATTGGTAGCGCATCTAGTCTTGATGGCCGTATGCTCACTAGTACAATAAAATTGGGAGCTTTGAATAAAGCCATGGTTGAGTTACAAAGATCTGTATGCGATATTTACGGAATACCGTGGAAGAATATTCATGAAATCAAAGCTGCTGAAGATGCAAATAAATAAATATAAATATACCCTCAGGGATTACTCCCTGAGGGTATATTTAGCCCAATAAGAAACGTGGGCGAACGCCAATAGATGAAGTCATTGGTGTAATAGTACTTGTTAGATTAATTCAATAATATTTAATTATGCCTCCAGAATAAAGTATGATAAATTAAGCAGTATTAATTGCATAATATATCTATGAGCAAACATAAAATGCTCAATAACTTTATTGGAGGTATAAAACAATGGACGACAAAAATCAAAAGCCAAAGAAGCAATCCAAAAAGAATCTATCCATAGGTTCAGAAACTAACAGAGCCAATGGCATTGCTGTCAACAAAAGGTACGATAGCGAAGCTCATGCAAATGGGCACGGAGTTATAGCATTAAACACAGGAGACTATGGTTCAGCCGTTGCTTCTGGTGATAATGTTGTTGCCGTGTCCACAGGAGATAGTTCAAATGCTTCTGTACATTTTTATAGTGGTGCTGCAATCTCTACAGGAAGCAATGGAATGGCATCTAGCAATAGCGAAAAAGCTACAGCAGTTTGTACCGGCCGATACGGTACCGCGATCGCTAAGAACCGTTATTCCACGACTGTCGCAACCGGAGATGATAATACAGCAATAGCAGACGGCCCAATTAGTACAAGTATTACTACCGGAAATCACAGCTGTGCAAAAGCAACCAAAAATAGTTCAACTGCTATAGCTTGCGGTAAACGTAGTTCCGCTATAGTAAATGGATATTTTGGTGTTGCCATTGCTACCAATGGAGGAAGCGCCAGCGTACGTAATTGCGGAGTTGCTATTGGCGTTGGGTATGGCGCTAAAGTCAAAGGCGATCTAGGAAGTGTTCTATGCTTGGCATCACACCACTGGGGAGATCCAAATGAAAATCAAGATTCATCAATCAAATCAACAATGGTTGATGGCAGAAAAATACTTTCCAACACATATTATACCTTAGATAGGTATGGCAACTTCGTTGTAGCAGCAGATCAATCAGACATTAGTCTGTAAAACACAAAATAAAGGCGGGAGAAATCCCGCCTTTATTTTTTAATCAATTTTGTTATTTTTATACAAATACAACATGTTAAACTTAAAATTAAATGTATAATATAATAGTGGTTAAAGCCATTTAATATTTAAGGAGGATTTTATTATGATCCAATTAAGCAAAACCAGATACAGCAAAGTAAGCCCAAAGTACACGAAAGACTATATAGTGGCAACCAGGTGTACTAACCCAGAGTGTCGCTGGATCAACTTTATTAACAACGTACATTACGAAGGAGACGGCCCTAGCGCAAGTTTGTTAGGAACTACGAAAGTATGCAGTATGTGCGAAAAAGAGTTTAGAAATGTTAATATGGAGCCAAATCTAGCAATAATTCAATGCACTATTAGTGATAATGAGCATGTAGATTGCTACAGCTCAGAGCCGTATTATTATCAAGTAGAAGATAATGAGCCAATAATATGCACTAAATGCTTTATATCTGTTGAAGATACTAAGTTTTCTACTAAGCATCCTAATCCGCCTATTGGATGGAAGTATACAGAAACTTTTAAAGGTGTATTTATTGAACCCGATGGAGAAATAATTCATACTCCTAAGGGAGATATTACTGCTGAAGATAATTTTGAAGAGTGGTTTAATACCCTGCTAAATTCTCTTTACGAGTGGGCAGATACTATTTACCCAGACATGAATATATCTTATAAAAGTATAATTAGAGGTGATGTATAAATGACGTATGAATACCTTTTCAATAGTGTAGCTGGCGGTAGGGCTATTATGCCTTTTACCGATACTATAGGTAGTACCAAATGGTTTAATACTCTGGTTGAGTTATTCACAAAATGCGACTGCAACAACCCAATTGAATACTGCAATAATGATGCATTTGGAATATTACTTGGAACGGCAGCAACCGATTACATTGTACTTGACTGCATTTTAAAAGCAGTAAACGCAAATTTAAATGCGGAAGAGAAAAAAGCTATTTTAAATACATTTGATAAGACGCTATATGATAAATATGGAGTCGTAAGGAGCGATGTTAAGGATGGAACTTCGCAAAATTGATAAAAGAATGTTTGATATGACAGGCAATGATGATTTATTCATTTTAGTTAATGGAGATATTGGATTTGTCTGTCCATGGTGTTTAAGACCTGTTTATGTACCAACACATTTTTCTATTTCGCTTTTTAATGGGTTATCTGAGCATGTCAGGTATAGTTATACCGTTGAATGCGATAAATGCCATGCTACATTTAATGCAAAAGATTACTACGATCCTAATATTCTTGAAGCCATAATGCTTCTAAATAGTAAGGGTTATGGTACTTTGTATTCCTGTGAAGGCCATGTATTGTCGAGCCCTACTGACGAGAAACCATCAATTGGTTGCCCGTATATTGTATTTAAACAAAACTGTGCAGAGCTTAAATCTTGCCCTAAAGGGTGGACTCTATTTAAAGTCTATCTAAGTAGAGTTAGCCATCCAGTACAGAAGATAGAATACTCTGGAATTGGTACTAGAAATGAGCACTGGAAAGAAGAGGCATTAACCGCATTGTATGAATGGGTTGATTCTCTTCCAAATATTATAAATAATGGAGGCGAGTAAAATGTCATTTGAAGAACTGGCTAATGTAACAGCTAATAACATGAAGGCTATTACCGAAGCTAACAAATATGGGTTTTTCAATATATTTACAGGCCAATTAACATGTGAGCAGTGTGGCAAATGTACGACTACCGATGAACCATTCAAGCAAGTTCTCGGGGTAATTATGTATGCTTCTATGATACTTGATTCTTATGGCGCAGCAGTAGAAAAATGTTGTGACAAATCTAAAGATAACGAGATTCTAGATGAGTATAATAAAATATTTAAAGAGAAATATAATAACCTTCTAGAGGTGGCTGGCAATGGAACAGAATAATTATGTTTTACATTCAAATGAAAATCTTGAAGTTGTTTGCCCATACTGCAATAATTCATTTACTGTTTCTGTAAATGAATCTATTACTGTTAAGGAGGATAATGCAGCTGATCTTGCGCATGCTAGGAAAACAGGAGCTATAATTTCGGCTGTGCTTCTTGTTGCCGTGCTGATTGTTTGTGTAAGGGATGGCATTATACAAAACAAAAAGAAAAAGAGGGTGGAAATGAGATGGAAATGCATAAGTATGTAGTAAGCATATATAATGAAGCAGGCAATTTTATTGAAAAAGTAGATGGAGAGCTTGGATGGGTTTGCGAAAAATGCAGGCATATAAATTTTATTCCCGTAGATAATTCTATTACTCTTATTGATAGAAAGAACAACTATCAGTGGAGTAAACACGTTACGTGTGATAAATGCAAAGATAAATCATTATTTGTCTATGGGCGTGTTTTTTCTGCTGAACATGGTCCGAATATTATTAAAGCAATAGAAGTTTTGACTCGTAAGGGATATAAAGTATACTATTCAGGTGAAGGATGTGCTAATGCGTATCACCATGATGGTAAGGTGAGCGATATTGATCCATATGTGATATTAGATTACGATGGCGCAATGCATTTCAAAGGAGCTATGCCAGAAGGATGGGTCTTACATCATGACCCACAAAAATCATTAGTATCAGTATTAGCCCATGAGGATACAGATTTCAGTGATCCGTCTTGGAAGGAGAAAGCCATGGGCTCATTATATGAATGGGCCAAGGCATTACCAGATATCTCGCCTAGCATTGAGACTATAAATGTAGATCCAGACCAATATTATTAATGATGATATATTATAATAGTGAATTAAAGAAAAGAGGTGAATAAAAATGACGTTAGAAATTTATGTAGATGCATCCATTAAGCATTATCCTAATGGACGTTCATTTGGTTGCTCTGGAGCTATCTGTTCTACTACAGGAGATTCCAAGTATACAATTACTCCAGATACAACCAATAACAAATCTGAATTGATTGCAATTTATCTAGGGGTTACATTAGCCCATGATATTATTGTAGCAAATCCAGGAATGTATGATCGTATCGATCTATATTCCGACAGCCAGTTTGGTATCTTTGGTATCACTCGTTGGATCAATGGGTGGGTTAGAACCACAGATGCCAATGGAGTTATGTATGGTTCTAATAAGCAACCTGTAAAGAACCAGGAGTTGTTTGCTATGATCTTGAATTATCTATCAGCAAATCAGCTTCATATTAACTTCTATCATATGTCTGGCCATGTACGTTACACGAGCCAGAAGATGCTTAATAAAGCAAATGAAGCTTTTAAAGTATCTAATGGTTTTCAATTAAGACCAGAGGATATTTATAAGATTTCATATTACAACGATATGGTTGACAGGCAGAGCCGTGCTAAGCTTGCTTCAATCAATCCTGATACCTATGTGGTGTCTGATAGCGATATTATTACCGCTAGATATGACATTCCTAAGGATTACAGAAACTATATTACAGGAGGTGAATCCTAATGCAGCAGGAGATGTCACCTATGCAGCAAATGATCTATACAGGGCAATTCGGTACTTCAGCTCCGATGCAGCAGAATACCGGATTTAATCCCTATACCCAAATGCCGCAACAGCAACCATATAACAATATGGTTCAGTATAACCAATATCCAGTATACAATAATTACAATTATCAACCACAGGGCTACGGTATAAATCAGCAAAATAATAATTTTGTGTTCCAGCCGGTGGGTGGTTATCAGCAACCTATTTACGACTATTATAATCCATATGGTAATACGTTTAGCCAATATCGTCAGCAACCACAGTATTACCAGTATGGGCAGTACAATCAGCCTCAGATGTATCAGCAGCAGCCATATGCTCAATATGGGTATAATAATTATACTCCATATTATTCGCCATTACAACGACAGCAGCAGATGAATGAGCAAGTCGAAATGATGAAGATCAAGTTTAGAATTGTAGATAAGTTCTTTCATCGGGAAACCGATGAAGAAAAACTTGATCAGATGCTGAATCCTTATAACAAAGCCAATGTACCAACACCAGAGCAACAGAAAGCCATGCAACATGAACAGCTCATGCATGAGTTATGTAGAATGGCTGACTCTGGTATACAGTATGAAACTCAACTGTCTAGAGATGGAGCATATATTCGGGCTATGTCTGAGAATATGCATAAAGCTCTAGATAATCACTCGCTATGCCAATTCCTAGAGGAAGATCTCTGGAGACTGCAGAGAGAACAATGGATTGCAGAGAATATTTCTCCTAACAGAGGCCGTAACTTCTCTACTGTTTATAATAGTAATGAGTACAATGAGCTTCTGAATCTCCATAGAAGTTCTAATCCATATGTAAATGAAATGCTTAGCAATTCTAGGTATGACAACAATATGGATGATCTAGCTATAGGAATGGATCTTGCTTATGATAGAGCAAGACGAAAACAAGCGCTCCTCGAAGGGAAAGTACCAACTTTCATATCCGACGAGGAGACTCAACGACGAAGGGCGGAATGGACTAGTCAAGTAATAAATAAAATATACAATAAGGGAAGTGGGCAGAACAATGTCTAGAATATCTCTTATTGAGCAGCTGTACGTCAAAAGGAAAAGTGCTCTAGAGTTTGATTACGATGCTCTATGGGCACCACCGATAAGAAGCATCCTAACTCAAGAAGATGTAAACGCACTATATAGTATTGCCACATCATTACGATACAATGGTAATATTGAAAAGAAGTACGAGCTCATTGATAGCATTATGCGTCCTAGAGGCTTTGTTAAAGCGCATAGCGGTACAAACAGAGTAGTTTATAACTTCTTAGAACTACCTACGTTTGTGGCAAAAGTTGCAGTAGACAAGGTTGGAATGAAGGACAGTCCGGCAGAATTTAGAAACCAAGAATATTTCAAACCTTTCTGTTGCAAGATATTTGAAGTTGATCCAACTGGGGTAATAGCATTTGTTGAGAGGGTAAATCCTATTACTTCATTGGAAGAATTTCTTTCTGTGTCTGATGACATATTCAATATGATGATTACAAAAATCATAGGAAAATATGTCGTAGATGATTTAGGCGTTAATAAGTATATGAACTATGGTTTACGATATAACGCCAATGGATGTACATTTGGGCCTGTTATACTAGACTTCCCATATGCTTACGAGCTAGATGGAGCTAAACTCATTTGTAAGAAACCTATACAGACTATAAATGGGTTAGAGCCATGTAATGGAGAGATAGATTATGACAAAGGCTTGAATGGGTTATTCTGTACCAAGTGCGGTAGAGAATATAAAGCTTTAGACCTCAAAAAACATGATAGCAATATACAACTAGTCTACAGTACAAGTGATAAGAAAGGAGCAAATATCAAAATGAGATCAAGAATTGTTGGACCCGATGGAAAAACTATTATGGACTCCGGATTCTCTTCCGATGTTCACATTACCAAAGAGCAGTATAATGCTCTGCCTGTATTCTTAACCAGTGAAGGTGGAGGAGTACAGACCGTGAAAGTATCCAAGACTAAATCTAAGAGATACAAAGACAAGGAAGGAATCCGTAGAGAAGAATATACTCGTCTTCAGACAGAAGAGTATAATCGTCTACAGAATGCTGGAGCATTCAACAGTGTTGGTTCGGCATTCACAGCTGCAGAAGAAATAACTGCAGATGAGTATGTGCCTTCACACATCAATAACATTGTTGTTCCCGTATCTGAATCTAGGGATGAGCCTGCCCCTGTAGAACAGGACAAACCTGTAGAGGGGGTAAATCCTCTCGATAATCTTGACAAAGAGATTATCAAGTGCTCTCATGATGCCATTGATGATCTTCGTCAGGATAATGATATTGGAACTTCTGTTCACTTCACTATTGAGGCTTATGGTAGATACTATTACTTCGAGGTTGAAGACGGTGGACCTATCGTAGAGCCTGGAGAAGAAGTGAAAATAGATATTGATGCCAGCGACATCATTCAGGATATTGCTCAAGGAGTTGAAGAGGCTCTAAATGATGTATATCCTGATGATGAAGAGGCAGAGGATGAGGAGCCCGAAGAGGATATTAATGATTCTATTCCGGCTGTAAATCCTAATAAGCCATATAACAATCGTCGTCGTAATGGTAAGCATAATCATGATCATTATGATGACGATGATATGTCTGAATACTAATATGAGGAGAGTGGACGTTAGTGTTTAGTGGTCATACTATGAGCCTTGTAAATGATCTATCCATGATTCAAGGCCAGATCAATGACTTCAACTTTCTAACAGTAGCAGCAATCACAACTTCAGATTATCCTAACCATCCTAACATCTATAACGCGAGCATCCTAATGCCGCCTACAGAAGTTTTGATGGCTTGGGCTGAAGGGCAACCTTTGGTAATGCAGAATGAGTATCCTAGATATTTGTTAAGCACAGACCCAGATAATATGATAGTGGCTTTAATTGCTGCTATGACTAAGAAGAACATTGTTCTCTATATCCCTCAAGATGAGTTTAATATTTATGGTAACATTCTGCTTAACCATTTGTATTATGTGTATGGGATCACCTGTAATTATATGCAGACTCAGTTCTCTGTCAACCAGGCTAAGATCCCATATATCATCTCTAAGTTCTATGCTATTGACGTTATGTCTTATGATGACTATATGGCAATGTATCCAGCAAATGCTCTACTGCCTGAATTTGTTATCCAGAAGATGGCAAGAGAAGTTCCTTCTCTCGGAGGTCCAGCATCCTTCCAGGAGTATGCTAATTACTTCAATGCCATCAATGCATCTAAGGCTAATAATGTCAAACAAACCATGGTTAATATCGTGAGGCCAACGCAAGATGATAGTATTCACTCATAACCCAGCATTCATAAATCCTATCGCTAATCATTGTGCTAAACAGGTATTGGTTTTCAATCTATCTAGCCTGTACAGTGGGTATAGAAGTGTTAGTGAGCTGATAACCAGTTTAGCACCACTCAATAATACAGGATTACCAATGCCAGAGTTTGTACAGACTGTAGAGTTTGATATTCAGTATGCCAATGCTCTATTATCAAATCCTATTCTGTTCTCCAAACTATTATCCATTGTCTCTGCATCTTATGAAGGAAATACCGTTGTAGTTCTAGTAGAACGAGATTGGTATAGAGATGCTGTAATGGAGTCTCTGATCAAATTCATTCAGCAGAGATATGGATACAACTGTTGGATAGTAGAAGATCTTGATGATATTGAATGTATCAAAGAGACAACGTATACTACACCTGGACTGTTGATGCTGCATGATGATCTGCTAAAGTATGATCAATCGTACAATGATGGCGACAGGATAAGCGTAGAATAAGAATATCATGGAGGGGTTTAAATACCCCTCCATGTGTATTTACGATTTAGTATATTTTTTGGGTTTAATTTACATTGGCACATTAAAGTATTACGATTCCAAAGGAGATGAAAGTAATGCTTAATCAGAAGGATATTGATGCCTTGATGCAGGAGATCCAATCTGCAGGGGAGGCAAAGATTTACTATGTTGCACATATGATTGAACCCAGAGAGGGAGTTCTTGATGAATACATATATAAATCTGTTTCTAAATTCAAAGTAATGGAGCTTGTAATTACTGACATTTGGAACGCTTATTTTGAATATATGAAGTTCATGGAGAATCCTAAAAATTATAATACTGAAAAGACCATCAGTTATTATGATCATTTGTATAAACACATTGAGCTATTTGTTGTACCGAATGAAAAGCCAATAGAATCTGCAAATAATCGTGTGTATTATTCTAGAATACCATCTATAATCTATGGACATCGTAGACAGCTTGTAGACGAGAGTAGTAAAGTAATCAAAGAGATTTCTGATCCCTCTCCTATAAAAGTTGTTTACACAAATGCTTTAGAGTATGGGGAATATGATTCCTCCAAGGTAGCTGAAGCATTTGAAAATGGATTGCTTGATTGGAAGTATCAGGAGCTATCTCCTGCTGTGGAAAGCGATGGAGTGGAGTACAACTATCTGACAAGCGATTGGTATATTCTTAGGATGAATAACTTCCCAAGAATCGAACTTCCATTGATTAATGTGAAGCAGAACTCTGCATTCTTTATGGATCTAAATAATGCACTTGATTATATAGACCAGTTAGAAGCATAAAATTAAACGGAGGGAGCAAAACATGAAAACACCATTAAGCATGATAGTTGCAGTTGACAAGCAATATGGAATCGGTAAAGATGGTAAACTGCTTTTCCGTATTCCTGAAGACCAAAAGTTCTTCAAAGATGCGACTATGGGGAATGTTGTAGTTATGGGGAGAACTACATATGAGAGTATTGGCAAACCCTTGCAAGGCAGATTGAATATCGTGCTTACTACAAGAAAAGATCTTGTAAGCGAGGATGATAATCTTCTGTTTATGAATGGCAATCAGTTTGAAGAATGGCTTGAGAATGATATACCTAAAGATAAAAAGTGTTTTATCATTGGTGGCGGCCAAGTATATTATGAGTTCATTGATCAATGCGACACAATATACATGACTACTGTAGATAAATCATTTGATGCAGATACATTCTTCCCAGATCCGTATGAATATGGATTCGTTAAAGATGATGAGCCTAACGATATTTCTCTCATTAAGTATGGGATCCATAGTGATTTGATTAGTGATGATCCAGAAGCGAACATCGCATGGGGTATTTTGAAACTGTCTAGAAAATAATTATTTGGTTGCATAATATATAAGTGTAACCAAATAAGAAAGGATTGATTAAAATGCCGAAGGTTTCTGGGTATTTGAGAATCAAAGACAGAGATTACACTATTAACAACAACAAAGAGCACGTAACTATTGATAGCGATGGAAAGATCATGGTAACATACTCTAGAGCTACCAATACCATTGAGCATCCATCAACATCAAAGAAGTATGGTCATGTTCCTGCAGCGGGTTCCAAGGTTTACAACTGCGATACGTTTTTAAGAATCGACGATGACGTAAAAGCGTATGTTGGTGTAACCGGTGAGGGATCGTTTGCAGTTACAAAAACAATGGCTAAAGCCATGGGCGCTATTAAGAGAAAGATTCTGCGTAAGTAGTTCTTTCTGCAATAATAATGGGCCTGGAATATCCAGGCCCATTTTATTTTTGGAGGAAATAGAATGAATGTCAACCTAAACGTAGATGATAAATTCTACGCTGTAGTAAAATACATTAAGAAGCGTAATCAATTCAATCTTACTTTAAAGGAAGTAGTCCTTAATGCCGTCATAGATAATAATGAGATAGAAGCAAGCATAACACGTAAGTTCCCACGCATTAGTAGTTATAGTGTTAATGAAACATTCCACTCCATTGCTAGAGTTTTGTATGGAGAAATGGGAGAAGTGAATAAAACAACACTATCCACATCAGTACAAATTGATAACAGCTCTTATAGTTCATGCAATTCTACATCTGTTATAACTTTAAGAAATAAAGATACAACTTACATTGTAGAAATACTAATCACAACAGATACTATAGCAGATGCATGTATTAAAGCAGATATAGTAGCAAATGCTATTGTAAATAAATGCTATGGATTTCCAAGTAAGTATGATCCAGAAATGACGCACTGTAAATAGAATATAATCGGGAGGTGAATACTTTTGCCATTATATGATAAATCAAATTACACTGCAGATATTTCATATCTGACAAATGTATTCATTTACGAATATGATATATCTAAATGTAATATCAATGTATTGCACACTGCTGGAGTAATAGATCAAGAGACTTATGATTTCCTATATGGCTCTCCTAGAATGGTAAGACAGAAGTATGTGGGAAATTTATGTAAAGATAAATCTATCTATAATACTCTTCATGATGGGATCATTGAAGCAAAGAGACAATTCTTTGAGGCAAATGCTCTACAAGATAGAGATATTCTAAGTATAAAGAATGATGCTGTATTCGTATTGAACAAGCGAGCCAATAATACTAAATTTGGTTTAATTGAATTCATTAAGAAGAATGTATACACGTCGTTCTATAGACTAAATGGAATGGAGTTCTATTACTATTACAGCAATGCAACCAAAGAAGAGTATCTAGACGTTAAGGGCATATCAGATACCAAACTAGAATTACACGAACAGTATTTTACTCTGATACTAAAAGATCTATTCTATTCAATACAGATTAATGGGCCAGATATTACTATGAGAATGCTTAAAGATGTATATGCTGAATATGTAACTTTGGTTCTACCTGTAGGGTATTATAGAAACTTTAATGCTGGTTCGATGTTTCATAGCAAGTTCTCATCTAATATGGGAACTGGGTATGAATTTGAGTCGGTAACAGAGGATAGAAAGAAAGATATTGATATAAGTAATAATTTAAAGATCTTAATGGAGATTCAACAAATACTGGTATCAATGTACTTCAATAGAAATTAAGTGAGGGCCAACAACCCTCACTTTATTTTTTGTTAAAGCCACTTATTTTGAGCATATGATATAACGATGTAAACCTGTAAGCAATCATTTATACTTTGGAGGTAATAATTATGAAGTACATCATTAACATCTACGGTTGGGATATTCTCAACGGGATTAACGCTGGCGGCGCTATGTATATGACATATACTACTGCTGGCAAGATCAAGTTCACCACTGACATCACCGCAGCTACTAAGTTCAACTCTGTAGCTGAAGCATCCACATGGATGGATGACCACATCAGCCTCATGAGAAACAGCTATGATCTGTATGGATCTCTGCTCACTCATCGGTACCCGGAAGACAATGCAGAATCTAGAATGTGCTATGACGTTCTAAGCATGGTCGTTGTAGATAAAGACGATCATCTTTCTTATGGCGGCGCTATCAGCGATGCATTTGTCTATGATCCTGCATGGAATATGCGTGACAAGTTTAAAGCTTGTAACGCATAAAAACAACACGACATTTTTAGGAGGTAATAATTATGAGGATGAGACTTAGAGAAACCAGAGAAACCAAGCATGAAACCGTGGAAGAGATAATGTTGCGACATGGTTATGTTCGCGAGTATTGCGACACGTCTATGCCAGAGGGTTTCAAAGTGGTTAGACCACCGATTGATGTTATTCGTAGCACCCCGCTTGAAAAGCTGGAGATCGAGAATATCATCGAGACGGATAACGTCAATGAGGTAAAGCAACCAAAAGTCTACATCGGAACAGAAGAATGCACCGTTGATGGTAGCAAGAATGTGTTCCTGAAGTATGACGAATCGAATGGCGATATCACATTTGTGGATAATGCAAATGATGCTACCGCATTTGATACTGCAGAGGCGGCGTATGAATGGATGGAGATCTATGCGTTCTCTATGCTCAGACAATACAACGTAGAGTCGATGAACCTCTACAAGAAGCAGCCGGACAAGCCCGTATGGTACAAGCTTCAGAGTTTCGAGGTCGTCGATAAAAACCACAACAAAGTCGAGCTTAATCAAGCAGGCTAAATACAACATTATAGGAGGAAATAAATATGTATGACCAGGAGCACAACTATTACGTAAAGGCCATTAAGCATATGGACGGATATGACAAGTATCTGTTCATGCACTACAATGAAGCTACAGGAGCAATCGCATTCGTAGATGACAAAAACAATGCCACTGCATTTGATAATCTCGATGAATTGTGTCGATTCGTTGAGGCAAATGATACCTACCTTCTCAGTAAGATAGGTGTAGTTTGTGGTAAGCTGGAACGTGTTATGTAAACACGAAATTCAAGGAGGTTTAACTTATGATTAGTTACGCATTTTATGCCGTAGTGAATGTATCTTTGGAAAACGGCGACAAGAGAACCATGTTCATCAATTGCGATACCAATGAAATCAATTTGGTATATTCTTCCCAGGACGCAACAGCATTTGATTCTAATGTTGCAGCTCTTAAATGGTGTAGACAACATGCCAATGAAGTGTACGATAAAGTGCTGAAGTGCAATGGCAGCGAAGCCATAAAATACATTGGCATGGCATTGCATAAAGACACAATAACGTCAGTGCATGGCAAGGTTGTAGGATACAGGTACATGTACATCAGCGCAACAGAGTATACCGACAACAGTGTTGCAGATGTGTTCGTGGCGTACAATGATGGCAAAATTACATTCGTAAAGGATGTAAAAGATGCTTTATCATTTACTATGCCAACAACAGCAAAATGCTGGCTTGCCGATCACAACGTAGAACTCATGGAGCGCTACGATGTATGCCAGGATGCTACTCCATGGTGCGATTTGGTTGATAGGGAAACCGGCAACCGGTACATCGTGAGGTACGTTGTAGATGAGGATTCCAATTTCATCTCCCGTGCCAATATACATACGGAGTGGTAAAGCAATGACAATGGAACGCGTTATAGCTGTAATGATAGGCACAGTTGAGCATGGTAAAAAATACATGTTCGTTAAAGTAGATAATGCTACTGGAGAAATCGAATTGGTTGGTAAGGGGCATGAGAATGAAGCCACACAATTTGATACATTTGAAGCCGCTGCAGAATGGAAAGATTCATATGCCGGAGCCGTGATTGGCAAGGCGTTAGCCTGCATGGAGCAAGAGCATGAATCTGTAGATTTTGTAAATGTCTACATTGGAAAATTTACGCCTGCACAGGAGGTGTAGATAATGGAAGAACAATTCGCGTATATCGGCGCGATAGAATGCACAGCCGATGGAGAAAACCAAGTATTCATGGGAAGCACAAATGGCAAAATCACATTTGTAAAAGATGTGAAAGATGCCATGAGATTTGCTACAGCTGATGCAGCATTTGTATGGCTCATTATGAATACTGATAGAATCGTAAGAAATTACGATGCAGTGGAATTTCCACTTTATCTCCAAAGCAAAGAATCTAGTTCTGGCCCACGATATAAGCTGTACGATTTCGTGGATGCCGATTTCAACGTAATCAAGAAAGAGACAGCATGATCCGAACGGTATCAAGGGATGGAGCAATCCATCCCTTGGTATTCAAAACTAATTTATTTTTTTTTATAATTCATTAGCGATATTTACTTTCTTAGCTCCAGCCATTTTTTCTCCAGAGTTCTTACCCTCATTCTCTACATTGAAGTTTATTACATAATTGAATACTGTAATATAGATACGCCTACCAATATACTCTCCTAAGTAATCATTATTATAGATAAATGATAGATGAGTATATAGAGTTTTACTAATACGCTTTGGTACTTCTGTAGATAAGTGAGTTACAATAGCAGTCTCTAATTTGTTATTAATATAATAGATATTCTTAGGCGTTAACTCTAGTAGAACGTATTCATCTAAAGCTTCAGTGATGATGTAGTCTAAATGTTTAATTATCTCGTCTTCGGAATACTTGGTTGACTGAACTAACGTATCTTCGCGGATCTGGATGCTTCTTTGAATTGTAGGTAGGATTTTCTTTATGATCCTGCCGGTAAGCGCTAATACTATTACGAATACGATAAGTGTAAGTAATGCGATAAGTAATACATCTATAACGTATACCATATTTAATTCTCCTTTAATTTTAATTTATTAGCATGTAAAATACATTTTAAATAACTGCATATTATAAAATTGTAATAAAGGCAGTTAAAAATGCCCATATAATTGAAAGGAGCAACCAAAATGAAATTCTACGTTGTAGGAGCAGATCTCAAGCGTGAATTCTACCCATGCAAGTACCCCAACTACAAAGAAGTATGCGGAAATCTGGTTGATGAAAATGGTAAAACCATTGGAGCTACAGACTTCTTATACCAATGGTATGGCGATAGCATAAGAATGTTCATCCGTGATGTAGACGTATTGCCGAGCGGCAGACTTGGCGAAGACAGCCATCCTATGGCTATTGCCAACAGCAGCCCTGATGCATTTACCTTTGATGTAATGAGGGCAATGCCATTCAGCTTTCCTGATGGATTGGCCAAATGGTACAAGGAACATTGGAAGGAAATCTGGAATGACTCTACCGCTTTAAAGAGATCCAACTTCGTCATCAAAACCATCAGCATCTATGAGGTTGAGTACATCGATGGTGATGTGGGTAGCATTACCAAAGCCGATTTGGATTTCAAATTCATCGGGTAATAAATACCGGGAGGGCTCACAACCCTCCCGATTTTATTTTTTAGCTAATTGTTTTTTGCCAATTTAGTATGGCGTCTCTAGCTTTAATCATATTAGGACTAAAGCTCTTACTATTATATTCCTCTTCCATTTTTAATTGTAAGAGTAATTTAAAGGATATATCTAATGTCATTCCATCCATGTAGTAATTAATGAACTTAAATGGATCTCCATAGCATTGAGTAAGAGAAATAAACTGAGAGGGATTAGATTCATAGACTTGATGGCCTGTCTCTGATAAGATAATAATGCCCATCCAGTTCTTTCTATGACATTCCTCTAATTCTCTAATAACCTCAAATGTAGTAACACATCCCTTAACATTTAGCATGTGTTCTATAATCATTATAGTAGCCTGTTTAAGTGTAGGGAAATGATGATGGAGTTCTAGATTAGTCATCTCTGAAGTAATACTAGCATGATCTTGATCCCTATTTAAACCAAGATTCATTATGCTGGATTTATATGATTTATAAAATCTAGATTTACGAAAGATATTTTCACATGAATAAACAAATCTTTGATAAACCTCTGTATCTATTAAAGTTTCTCTAGTCTGGGCAAATTGAATTTGAGTAACATTACTAGGGTCATATATAACAGGGTTATTATTTAAAGAAGACATTAATATCTCTCCTTTCATTATATTTAATTAAATGTTTTTGGAATAGATTAAATCTGGAAATAGTGATATAATATAATAGTAGATAAACCAAAATAGAATAAACAACGAAAGGAAGTAAAACTTATGCCGAATTGGTGTTGGACGAATTACAAATTTATTGGAGAATCGGATAAGATCAAACAGTTCTATGATTTTATCTGTGATGTACGTGAGAATCCACCGATGGATACGATGACCACAAGCTATAACCACATGGCTCAGCTTCTTACCAAAGCAGGAGTAGATTATCGCAATAGTGATTGTGGTGGATGGGTCGTTGATGTTATCCTGTCTGAAGATGGTAGAACTATTGAGGTTACATCTGAGGATAAGTGGTGCCCTAAAGATCGTGGTTGGTATGATCTTCTTCAGGCTCTAAATCTACAGAATGATATTAGAATGCTATATTATGGAGAAGAGCCTAACTGTGAGGTGTATGAAACTAACGATGTGAATCGTGAGTTTGTAACAGACAGATATGTCATGCATGCAAATGTAACAGGTGGTGACAATGATAGGTACGATCAGTCGTATGAAGAAGAAGCCGATATTGTAGATGATGTAAATCTCATTATCGGAACTAATTGTAACACATTCGATGAGGCCGCTACTGAATGCCAGAAGTATAACCAAGAGAATGAAGATAACCGTTATATCTGCATTCATAAGATCGATGTTGTTACCGATAAACCATCGTATAATGATGAGAGATCAACTATTAGAAAGATAGTAGATAAGATTATTGACGAAGCTAAAAATGCTGTTCAACCAGAAAGTGATGGTGATAGAGATGGTGAAAATTTGGTTTAATATTGAAGCACCACCAGTCCATAAATTTGATGATGATATATGGGTCTGGTGTAAAACGTATGATGAACTTGAAGCTATTATAAAGATAGCACAGAGGAATGTAGCTATGTATTCTGCATATGCTAAAGACTCGTTAGTGCAGCGTCAATACAATAAGAGTAGAGAGCTATACAGGATGGCGGATAATTGGGATGTCACTACTGTAGATGTATATCTTGGACCAACTCACAGAGAAATGGCTGATGAGTTTAAAGAAGAAATGCATAAGCGTGGTATAGATAATATACGGTTGGTATTCCATGGCCGAGGAGAAAAACAACCATCATAATTAAAATTTACCCACCCCACTCAACATAAAATTGAGAGAGGATACTCTAATGCAACTTCTATAATTCAAGATTGATCAATATCTACAGATAGGAGAGGTGTAACTATGAACGAGTATAGCGTAAAGAAAGAATATGATGAAAATAATCGTTTGATTAAAGAAACTTATTCTGATGGACAATGCGAGGAGATGTCTTATGCTCCAGACGGTACTCTTGTTCTAGTATCCACTACTTATCCGAATGGTCTTAGAGAAGTAGAGCATTACTGTAAGTGTGTAGGCTAGGGGTTTCCCCTAGCCTATTATTTTTTTGTAGATTTCGCACATTATATTAAATTCAAGTAAAGGAGGTTTAGAAGATATGATACTCCCTGAAAAGACGTATTCGGATAATCCATTTGTAGATAATGTAATATACTATGCTAAATGGTTAGCCATGAATTGTGTTGTTAAGGACGAGGATGAAGCTCTTGCTAATGAGACTGAAGCAAGTCTTAGTGCAGGAGATTTATACGTTGCTTGTATTGAAGGTTACGCAATCTATGAGATGTTTACTAGTATCCCTAAAGAGATACTAGAAAAGTATATTACTGTACAGAGTAATCTTGATCTATATGCAACTAAACCGAATACTCTTAAGGTTCATCTGAATCATTATAGCATTCATCAACGTACAAGCCTTCTTAATAAGCTTTCTGAAACCGCTAGAGAAACATATATGGATCATTACCTTATAATGACTGAGTATTTATCTGGTTTATCTGGATCATGGTTAGACGATTATAAGCCATTGTATAACTCATGCATTGATGGTACAGCAACATATGCTGATCTATATGATATAATGCCTTACTATACTAAGAAAAGAATTATTCTACAGTATCTGAATAACTTTGATACTGATAAGATCAATGAATTAGCAAGAAGTCTTGAAACCTTCCAACAATATATAGATGCTAGAACAGATGTACAGATTACTACAGAGCTTGAGAATATTTCTAAAGCTATGAGGGATGTCTTCAAAAGCCACTATGAGATTATGGTAGAGAGAGGATACGTTGCTTTAGCTAACAATGAGATGCAGAGATTTGTTAGTGATGAAGATACGTATAAGCTTTGTCAACGCGGTAAAGCCACTTACAAGAATCTCTATAAATTATTCCCTGAAGATAAACTCCATGAGTGTTTAGCAAAGTGTATCAATGAAGAAGACATTGATAAATACATGCTTACATTTAATCTTGAGACTCTAGAGAATTATTTTTTGAATTATTCTAGTAATCCCTCTAGCCAACAGATTGCATTAAACTCAGCAATGCAGGAAGTATATCTTAGCAATTACAACTCATATCTTAATGAGAGCATTTATAATAAGTGTGCTGCTAAGACTATAGACTATTTTGGTCTTGTGGATTATTTACCTACAGAAACAAAGAAGATGATTATTAACAAATACATCGCTGAGGTAACTAACCTACAGGTTTACCAAGATAGTAAAGAAATGCTTAATGCATATCTTGCTACATTGCCTGAGAATACTAGAAATGAAATAAAGACCAATATAGTCAAAGATATGATGGAGTGGTATCCATCACATCATGAGGAGACTAATAACTATTATAGAGCTTTGATTGGTTTACCTCCGCTTGATAACTCTGGTAATGTATGCGTAGATACTCTACAGAAGTCATATGATTCCACTACTGGAACTTTTGTATCCTTTGGAGATAGATTCATCAAGCAATTACCCACAGGAATATATCCTGAAATACATTGGAAGCAAGAGCTATATGAGTTTGACTCATATGATATTGGCATTCTCGAAAGCTATGGTATATTAGATGATTATATTGAAGCATGTGGAGCATCTCCAAGTGATGCTAGATATAAATACATCAGACATCTTGCTGACAATAAGCTTGATCTATACCAATGCCGTAAAGCTGCTAAGTTTCAGTTGATAGGAATTCCTACAGTGGATGACGATGATGCTCAGAAGAGATTCGTTGATTGTTTCAACGTAAATAGAGATTACGTTATCCGTGCTGTTTATTCTGATGCTCATAAATTCCAGTCTGATTACTATGATAAGTTTATGATTATCTTTATACTCATTAATACTATCATGGATATGCTATCTGGAATTACTGAAATGATTATTGATCGAGAGGTATTTGATTCTAGATGTATCAAGTGGTTATTTGAATCTTATGGAGTTCCATATTATAGTGAGATTCCTATAAAGTATTTAAGAGCCATGTTGAAGAATCTTAATCTATTATTGAAGTATAAATCCTCTACGAGAAATATGATTGATATTTGTAATCTGTTTGGATTCTCTGATGTTAAAGTATTTGGTTACTATCTATTTAAAGATAGAAATGTAGATGTTAATACTGGGGAATACATAATGGATGAGGATAATGATATAGACTATAACCCTGATGTACTATGGGTAAAAGATATAAATGGATCTAAAAAGAATCCATCTGGAATATCTTTCTCCAGGCTTACAGAGTCTTCAGGTTATGAAGCATCAGATTGGTTTAAGACTATCACTATAGAGAATGAGGATGGCACTATCTCTACTAAACAGATTATAGATAATACTAAAGATATATATCTGTATGAAGAAGAGACTGGAGATTTCATATCTCTATATGACTCCACATACTTTACCCAGATTAAAGCAAATACAAATCCTGCAGAGATTAAATTCATTAAAGTTCCTGTAGATGAGCAGTTGACTGAATATAAGAATGATCCGAACTATATTATCACATATGATGAGATAGTCTATGAGGATGAGGGAGATACTTGGCATGGCGGATTAGATCATGATGTTCTATATAATAGATTCATGGATTATAACTTTAATGCTGCTAAGACTAAGTATATCTCTATTGAATCTGTAACAGATCTTACAGAACAATCATTCCAAGTCACGTACTTCTACAATATGCTCTTTGATAATCTGTATTCTGAAGAAGCTCTTACTATGGAGATTCCATATATACAGAAGAATCATAAGTTTAAGTTTATGGATATTGTTTGTTATCTATTTGCCATGATGTATTATTATAATGACATCTCAGATAACATTATGTATTCGCCTACACAGATTCTATATATCAAGGGATACAACTTTGATGAAGCTCTTAATGAGATCTTAAGTGATCCTAAAGCATTTACTCAAGAAGCAGATATGGCTGACAGAGAGAATATCTTTGATATTAATACTCGCATTGCTGAGGATGGTTATGATTATCAAGAGGCATTTGCAGATTACAATATCAGATCTTTCAATCTTAGTGCTGATATAGACGAGTTAGATGCATGGCTACAAGAGAATGCTCAGATGAGTTTAGACGATATTGTTGTTGATGGTACAGACATTACGTTTAGACAATTCTTCTCTTTAAATAACTCTTATTACCAGAAAGATATATTTAAAGATAACGTATACCCACTACCATATAACCAGAATATTAAATCTGCATATGATCTTATTCTCTATACAAGAGATTTTGAAAATGATCTAGATGGATATGAGCATTCATATATCTTAGTTGATAATGCATGGTTAGAAGTAATTGATTTAAGAAATGGTGTTGCATTTTCTGTAGATGATTATGCATACATTATGGATCAATACATCTATACGTATTTTACAGATGGTTCTAATCATTCTATATTCTATCTTTATACTAAAGATGATTATGGAAATTACGTCAGATCTAGCGATGTAGTTTATTATTATAACTATAATACTGGCGTTATGGATAAACTCTTTGATAAGAAGATATCTATCATTGATGAATACAATAGATACATATTCTCTGCTGATGCTTATTATGAGAAAAATGATGTAACTGGAGAGTATTCTGAAATTACAGATGAAAAGTTCTTTACGGAAGATCCTAATAATCCTGATAAGAGGTTATTAATCTTCGGTAATTATTGGATTCAAAATGATGATAGTACATGGAGTCTTGATCCAGAGCAAGCATATGTTTTAGTAACCATCAATGGAGTTCAGCAATACGTAAGATACGTAATAGCCGCAAGCCATATAGACTTTAATGTATCTGAAGATGATTGCTGGATAAGACATGAGGATGGCCACTTTGTTCAATACATTGATACAGACTATTATACTAAGCGTAAAACAAATGGAGAGAATATATCTGTAGAGTATTACCCTGAGGATACATATATTAAAGTAGATTATGATACAGAAATATCTGATACTACTCTTGATGGTGAGGTTCGTTATTTTAGAAAACTTAATGACGTATACCAAGAGAATAAGTGGAATATCTCTAGCGAGTTGTATATTTATGACCCTGCTACTAAGACCTATATTCCTGAAGATGAATTGCTGTCTCCTAACAACTGTTACTATATGAACTCTGATGGAGTATATGCTCTTGTGGTAAAGAACTTTGCTTCTTATCTCATGTATTCTTCCACCAAAGGCGCAACTAAAGTATTGATCCTCCGTGGCGATAATGATTACGATGTATTAGAACTTCGGGGTTATGAATATATTATAACAGAAGATCCTGTAAAGAGATTTGTTTATAATAGTGATCCTGAGTATGTCACTGCCTTACTGAATAATGCAACATATGCTGAAACTCAGATGATGGTTGTTGTATTTAATAGAGCCATTACTTCTTCTGATGCTAATGAGCTATATGAAATTGGTAAGTATAACCCTGAAGTAACAGACAATGTATGGGATGAGAATGACTGGTTCTATTATCCTCCTGGAGATGTAGATGAAGAATATAGCGCTATGTCTGGAGAGAACACTTGGTACTATCATAAACCCGGAAGCGTATCTGCTGAAACAGAAGAGAAAGAATCTGATCCTGTAGGCTCTGGATTCTATATGGAATCATCTGCTTACATTGGAGATGTGGCTCTAGAGAAGGGTAATAAATATTACATGTCTTTCTATGTAGAGACGAACTTCACTGGTAAGATTCAAATCTATAATACAGCAGATGATTCTGTTAGTTCTATTAATGATAGAATCTATGAAGTCTCTAGAGGAGAGAAGTTCTATGTATCCCATGTGTTTGTGGCTAATGAAATAGAGCATCCTGAAATAAGATTTATTATTTACGATTTTGATAATTTCCCAATTAGTGTTGGTGATATGGTAATCGTAAGTAATATCAAATTCGTAAAGGCTTACTCTGATAATTTCATTGCTCAAGATATTACTTCTTATGATACTCTCATGAGATTGTATAATACCAATGAAGCCATCTATAAATATCTTTGCGAATTGATGGCTAATGAAAGCGATTATAGAAAGTACCAGATATACAAGAAGCTGTATGATTCTCTTATGACCTCTAAATACAATAAGGAAGCATTTAAAATTGGAGAAGATACATATGCTAAAACGTATACTGAATTTCTAGAGAATCGCGATGCTGTTCTCTATGCACGTCTTAGTAGATTTAAAACTCTTGATCCAGATGCGATGCACTCAGAGATAGCAAATGAGATCATTGAAGTTACTTATGCTCTTGATACTTACATTGATACATACTCATATGGATTCTTATATTCCTACTTCCCTGCAGTGAGTGCTAACTACATTCAGCAGTATATCACTAAGCTTATAAACTGGTTTAAATCTTGGAAGGTTCACTTACTTGGTATCAACACTGTATATAAGCTTGGAGATGGATTTGAGAATACTGTTAGGGCTTTAGAGACTAAAGATCCTAAGATAAGAATTGATTTTCTTAAGGGTAATGCTTATATCCATGATACAGTTAAAGTAAATCCATTGGATGGTACTAATGTATCAGGGACAAAGTATACTGATCTATATGATCTATGCGATCCTGTAATGGAAGCAAATGAGCATTTAGCTCCAAGGGATAGAATAAGAATCATTTCTAGATCTGGAAGCAGAATTGAGTACACTGATAATAACACCATGCTTCATCTTATATTTGATGATGATGGAATCATTGTTAATACAGATGATAATATACTTACTATCTCGTCGTCTAATGCTGGATTTAGATATGAGAATGGTAATGATATGATTATAACCACAGATGAAGATGACCAATCTGTTTATCCTGCGCAGGTTATAGATGAGATTAATCATCTTACAGGCGATTATATAGAATGGAGGGATTTGTTAGATGGATAAGATAATGCATATACCTGAATATTATAGACCTAACGATAACGTAAATCTTAATACTAATCCTATAGATCATAGTGTTCAGCGTGTTAATAGCAAGATTGAAGTTTATAATGATGCTGGAGAGTTGATCTTTGGCCCTCTGCATAATAAGACTGTTATTGCTGGATCTGCATTCATGGCTATGAAAGCATTTGATCTTGATCGTAACTGTCTTGATGCCACACCAACATATGATAGCATTCTTAGCTTAGATAATGCTGCTAGTGGTACTACATATCCCACAGCAATCATCAAGGATAATGATGGTAATACCATTGGTTCTATTCCTGATGAATCTCAGCGTAAGATTATTGGCTTCTGTGTTGGACAGGGAGGGGCTGGATTAGATCCTTCTGATGTATTCTCTGTTAATTATTGCGAGTGGATCACTCCTGATAATCTGGTGCCCTTTAGATATCCTCTTGCTAGCGCAGATGATGTTCCTGAAGACGTGTACCACGGTAAGAAGAGTCTCACTTTATCTAATGGGCAGAACAGAGTAGCATATTACTTTAAGGGGTTTTCTAATACTCCTAACTTAGTACAGAACTTTGTTACCTCTATTGGTAGCTTTTCTGATACTGTTACTCCAGAGACTGTATACTCTAATACTGCATCTGCAGATAAAGCACAGTCTTATGTAGAGCTTCACTTGAAGATTACTAAAGATGATTGCCGTGATTATTTTATTACTCATAAAGGTCTTGAGAATGCTAAGATCAATCAGATCTCTTTAGTAACAGCATGGACTAAGACTACTGAAGTTACTAAGCTTAATAGAACTGGTAGTATGAGTACTTATGAGATTGAGGATTTCCAAGATATTAGACCATTTAGTTTAGTCAATATCCCTAACGAGATTCTCAGTACTACATCTAAGAGTGTAAGCTTACTCTATACTCTGTACTTCTAAGCGAAACACAATCCCCAGGTGGTTAAATCCACCTGGGGTAATTGTAGTCAGCTCAATGCTTCAAATATAATCTTCTCATCTTTTTCTGTACGTTCAAATAGAGTTATGAATTCATTAACCGTATCAATGTAATAATCCAAATCTTCAAATAATCTAACTCCATTACGATATACATTGATAAGATCATCTGTATTATGATCTAATGCCGAATAAGGAATATCTGTTTCTCTATCAGCGCATGTATAAATATACCTAGTGCTCTTAGGAGCATTCATACCAGAAGAGATAATTACTGCTTCATTATATTCATTAAGAATCATGAGCTTCATTACTCTATTTGCAGACAATCCTCTGGTTAATCTGGTTCCATCTGGATATACTAAATCATATACATTGGTTGTTGCAACTTCAGATGTATCAGAATCATCACTAATAACAGCAGCATCTCCTTCATCTGTAGTTTCTTCTGTATTAGATTCTGTAGTAACAGTGGTTGTAGATTGAATCATTAATACTACTTCAGATAGTTTATTGCTATGCAGAGCAACCTCAACAATAAATGGCTCAGTATCATTAACAAAATCCTTAGATGTAGATATAATAATAGTGCCATTATCAGTAGAGGAGTCTAATGCATAAATCATATTGTCTGCAGAACCATCTAATTTATCAGCCACATAAGTATAGAGATTGTACACAGCCGCAGACGTAGCAACAGTATTCTTATTGTTAAAGGTATAAGAGTCAGATACTCTCGCAAGTTTTCTAGTGCTAATAGAGTTATTAGATATACTAGCGCCATTAAGCTTTTCATATCTTCCAGTTCCAGTCATAAGAGTATTGTAGATGAATACAACATGAATCTTAGATTCTGTAGTAATACTATTGATAAGATCATTATTAGTTAACGATACTACAAGAATCTCATTATCATCTTCATCTACAGTAGATGTATAATCATCTTCAGGAATTAATAATCCATCCACATAAATTTCAAGATATCCATCATAGTTAGAATATGGTAGAGTAATATCAAACTCTGCTTGAGAATCTACTTCTGGTGTAATAGTATAATGGTTAATGCCAGTGCTAACCATATTAGCAAGACGATCAGATATAGTCTGCCCAGACTTATCTAGAACATTATCTGTTGTTGTTACAGGTAATATAATAGTTCCATCTGTATTGGTAAGTAATGTATTCTTTGATGTCTCATCTAATACTTTAGTTATATCTCTATCGTATCTAAATCCATTAGCATTTTCAGCATATATTAACCTCTTATAAATGAAATTCATAAGAAACTTAAGATCCTCAGGCTCATCTACACCCTCAAGATCAATCTTCAATTTGCTAGGATCAGCAGATATATCAGAATTAATAATATCCTGAGCAATCTCATATGTAAGATCATGGAGTTTACTTACATCATCTTTATCAGAGATATATATTCTGTATGTAGGATTATCTCCAGAGTAATCTACTATGAGTTCATTAGTACTAGCAAGATTCTTACTACTATATGCTAAAGGCTTAAGAGGAATACGACCAAGCTCAAATTGGTCGTTATAATTGTTTGTAGCCATTTGTAACCCTCCTTGAGTATTTTACCAAAATGTTCAGCCTGGAGAATATCGAACACGATAGTAAAATCTATTAAAAAGAGAGGTGTATTTACCATGAGACTTCCAGAAGAAGCTAAGAAAGCTCGCTATGAAAGACGTCTTAAAAATGCGATTGAACGTCGTACATTTCGTGAACAGATTAAAAGCATCAAAGTAGATACATTTACCAAGGCTCTTGTTGCTCTCATTGTAGTTACAGCGCTTATAGATCTCCAGCTTAGTTATGTACTCGCATTCTTAGATAAAATACAGATAGCAGAGGATCTATCTAAGCAAGTATGCGTTACCATTATTGGTACAGCATTAGTATATATGATTAGAGCATACTTCGATTCCAAAGCAGAGTATGGCAATGGCAATAATACTTCTGGAAGCATATCAAAAGAAACAAGTGATTTATTAAACCAGCATATTAGTTCTAAAATTGGTTCTGTTCTTAGCGGTAATGATGGTAGTGGAACTACCGTCACTACAACAACTACCACTACATCTGGGTCTACTTCTATTGTTGTAGAGGATCCTAAACTGGAAACTCTCAATAGTAATGATGATGCCGGTTCTGTAGGGTAAATAAAATGTTTAAGGAGAGTTATAGAATGGCTACTGATATTGTTAAATTATTAGCTGAAGTTTTATTTATGGTATGCTGTTTCCTGTTTGGTAAGTATCTTGGAAGTAATAATACTGTTGTTACTGAGGTTACTGAAACCATTGCTGATGCTATCTCTAAAATGGATTTCATTGTTAAATATGCTGATATGTTTGTCGCATGGGCTAGACAGTTCATGCAGGATAAAACCGGCAAAGAAAAAATGGAAGAGGTAGTTGAGCAGCTATCTATTATTGCTGAGAGATATGGTATTGATATGACAGAAACAGAGATTCAAGCTATCGCTCAGAAATCATATGACAGTATGAAGAATGGAGAGGCTGCGGCAACAACTCCCAGCACCATTGTTGTAAGCTCTGATACAATTAATTCCACTACAACGCAGTAAGATAGTAGAGGCGGGGATTTTTCCCCGCCTCAACATTCTTATAAATTGATTTTCAAAGGAGGTCGTTAAAATGGCTGATTATGGTCTTGGGCCTTTTAGAGTTAGACCATGTGGCAATTACAACCCCGCTACTTCATATCGGTTTTTAGACCTGGTAGCATATAATGGAGGATCATATCTTCTAATTAATCAAGATACTTTAGATGATAATGCTGATGTTATTGGAGTTTTACCTGTAGGGCAAGATGATTCAGAGCTATATTGGCAATGTATTGTTGAGCGTGGTGAGAAGGGTGAAACAGCAGACCAGTATTATGGTTTTATAGAAGTCACAGATGGTCAATGGGATTTTTCTGAAACAGATAAGATTACTATCCCTGAAGGTGGGGTAACGACTCTAAATATCAATAATATATATAATGGATGCTGCGGTGTGGTTTTAAGTACGGAAGAATTGACATTGCCGGATAACAGTGAATATAGTATTGATTTCTTCTATGTAACAAGAAGCGCTAATCAATACTATCTATATACTTTCGTATATGGATCTATCACTGGAGATGATAAATTTATTTGGAATAGGACTGTAATTACACAATGAGTGCTTTATTAACTCACGTTATTCATGATACTAACCACACGCAATATAGAAGAATATGTGCAGTAAATAAGAAGCATTCTTTAGGCCAATCTATTACTGCAAGATTAAAAATTATAGATGGTAATAATACATTCTCTGGATTGAAGCCAGGGATATACGCTGTTGATATAAATGATGAAAGATATTACTTTGATCTATATATGGAGGTATCTTCTACAGATACTCTATATATAATTAGCCCACACTTAGCATATGCTATTATAAACAATTCTAGATATATGATAAACCTGTATAAGCAATCTGTAATACTTAGATCTGGATTGGTTGAATTTACTCTACCGGGTACTGTAAATGATAATCTGGATATGATTATTGTAGATGGTAAGACTAGTGTTTATACGGCTTCCCATACAGACTTCTCTAGCACATATGCTGCTGTACCATTAGATGGTGTAATTCCAAGTGATGATGAGCAAGAAGAATGGGAAGGATCTTTAATGGATCTCCGTGAGGATAATACAGTATATCGTAATTTATCATTATCAGATGCTGTAACTCTAGATGATGAATTCAATACAGATGATATGCCTTACGTAGTTCAATCTGTATCCACTATAGGAATATCTACCAGTAAAGAAAAACAGTTAGAGTATTTAGCTATTATTCCTAAAGATGGCGTAATACCATCTTCAACATATCAATCTACTGGATCTAAGAGCATTGATGAAATAGAGGAAGATAATATCGTATGGAGTGGCATAGCTCTATTAGATGGATTAAACTATCTTGAGATTCTGTTAAAGAATAATCTTAAAGCTCTACCTGATGGAACTAAAGATACATTCATTCTCAATGCAGAACAACAAAGACACCATCTAATCTATAGAGTTGGTAGAAGAGTTTTTACAGGTAATGAATCATGGTCTATTTGTAGTGAGTACTGTAATGATAATTGCTATGTGTTATTTACTCCTGAACCAAATCTAAAAGAGAATAACTCTAAAACTAATATCATGTGTTCTCATTTTGAGATAGATAGATCTAGTGCCATCCTCAATACAGATAAAGATGTTTGTGGAATGTGCTCTGGTAATACAGCTGAATATGGTAGAGGATTCTATATCAAAATAGAGAAGGAATTCTTCCCAGATGAAGCTGAAGATAAACTAAAATGGTTTGCTAATCTTCTATTAGAGCAATTAAAGACAGAACATCCTGTAGTTGTAGAATATGCTTTACTTACATATCGGTATCGTACTGTACTGATAGATGAATACCATGCTAAAACATACTATCCAAAGACGTTTGTTAAACTAAATGCATTATATGATATCTCTTATTTCTATAAGGGTAGAGAATGGGATGATCTATCTGTAGATGATATAGATACTACTGCTAATGGTTTAGGGTTAATTGCTATTAAGCCTAAGAATGGAATAATGCCTACGGCGGCAGAACAATCTGAAGAGTCTAAAGATATAATTACTCTATCTAAGGATAATATCATCATCGAGGGTGTTGAAGTAAATCTATAAATGGCATATTGTTTTATCATTTAGTGTAACATTTGATTAAAGTGCGAAAGCGCTCGGCCACGCTTTACAAAAGTAATAGTCCGCTTATTAGTTTTGCAAATACTTTCCAGCAAAGACAATAGCATATTTTTTTATCGATGTAAGACGGAGGCTATAATCATGGTAGATTTGCTATCAACATACTCTCTGAGAGATATCTTCCTATGCATCGTCCTATTCGCTATTGCAGTTAAAGGGTTGATCGAGTTTATGGACTGGATCAAAGAAAGAACACGAAAATGGTACCAAAAAGATACTGCTGATCAATCAATAATGGACGATGTGGGTAAGAAGCTCCAAGATACAGAAAAGAGGATAGAAGCTCTTGAAAGTCAGCAGAAAGCATATCTTGATATGCTTAATAAGATGAATGATAATATTGACTTACTAATAAGATCTGATAAGGATGATATAAAAGCATACATTGTATCAGTGCATCATCAATTTTGCAAGCAGAAATGGATAGACACGTATTCATTAGAATGCTGTGAGCGACGGTATGAGCATTATAAAGATGAAGGAGGTAACTCCTTTATCGCAGGGTTTATGGAAGATTTAAGAAGTCTTCCTAATGAAGATCCTAATATTAATCCTTAGCTTAATTATTATAAGCATGGCTATTAACTTTGTAAATACATTGGTATCTCTAGGGCTATTCCCTAGAGATATCTTTGTACGCAATTTATGACATTTAGTTAAATTACTTTTAGGAGGAGCAACTAATGGCTAATGTTTTTGAATTAGATAAAAATCTTATAGAAACAGAATTTGACGCTAAAGACAACAACTATAAAATCCCATCTGTAGCATATGTAGAATCTGTTATTAAACAGCTTGAAGACTTCACTGCATTTTTAGCATATACATCTGGTCAAGTATATTCTCAAGTAGATTATGATAGAAATGTCACTACAGAAAAATTCTCTGTAGAGACTACTGATTCTACAACAGAAGAAGACTTTAATCATAGAACTTTATCTGATGCACAGATTGATATCTTCAAGGCTAAAGCATCTAAGCTTGATTTGGTTACTGCTATATCTGCACTGCGTACAGAGCTTAAGACCTATTATGCGGATCAGTTCTCTCGTATCTTAAATGATTCTAATGCGTTAACAAAGCTTAAAGATATGAGCTATCTTATTAAGGAAGACGATTCCCTAGCAAGCCTTACAAATGCTCTTGCTTCCAAGGCTACAGAAGAAGAACTTAAAGACCATATTGAAGATTCTGTTCATCTTACTAATGCTGATCGTAATGCATTGAACCAACTGGTAAAGATTATTACCCTTGGAGGATTCGACTGGAACGCAGAAGATGGTTCAATTAATGCCATAAAAAATAAACCCTCTAAGCTTCCTGCAGATGGTGGTAATGCTGCTACTATAGGAGGATGCAAAGTAGAGGATATTGCCAATCATCAATTAGAGGAATACATCTTTGGTTGCTATGGAGAAAAATACCCTGAAATTGCATGTGATGCTGTAGTAAGCTCAGAGTATGAGACAAACACCAAAGTTATAATTGATACTATCAATAATAATAGACGTGGATTGTATTCTTTTAAATCTGGCATTTATACTTTTGAAGACTTTGATATAAAGACTGGAACTAATAGAAGAATAATCATTCGTGGATCTGGTATTGTAAATACCGTATTTGAAGCTAATTCTATTAAGCTTGATAAGGGCGTAGAATTACGAGATTTAACCATCAAACATGCCTCTATATATATTGGATCTAATTGTGTATTAGATAATGTGCAGTTTGTTGATTGTGATATCTATTTTAAGATTGCTACAGAGTCTACTATGAGAGATTGTGTATTAGATGCTTGTAGATTTAGAATTGATGGGGCGTTTGTTAATAGTATCATTACCGGTAATAGATTTATATCTACATACATTCCTCAAGTATATTATAACAATAATCTCATTAGTAATAATCTTACTTACTAAAAAAAAAAAAGAAATACGCTAGGGTCATTCGACCCTAGCGGTTTTCTTATCTAATTCATCCAAATAGACTATAGTTTCATTGATATATTTACGGTCACAATATATTGCTATTACTGTATTGTTATCGGTTATTGGAGTTTTAATATGACAGATCATAGTATCCCAATCCATATCATATTCTACTCTATCTCCACCATTAAACATAATGAAGTTCATAAATATAAATGGAGATACATGAATCTGTTTATTGTAATTAATCAATCTCTGTAGCTCATGCCCTTCAAAGAATTCAGCAAATGGAATATCAATACAAGTATCAAGATCTTCATCATCAACAGAGTATTCTGTTGTAGTAAAATGATCCCAACCATGATCATCCAATGCAGGAATATTAGTAGTCTTTGCTGCCATGACAGCGATCTTATCATAGTTCTTATACGTGGGAGCATTTAAGATATATGGCATATCATGCTGAGAATAATACGTATAACAATATGGAGCAGTCATTTCTATTTCAACTTGGAACTCTACGATATAGTTCATTACTGTCATATCTTGACGTTCACCCTCATCGAATGTGGGTAATTCTGCTTTGATGTGAGCCATACAATTTGGTACTCTAATAAAGAACTCTTTATTGCCAGTAGAGCAACGAAGTTTATAGAGGAACGGCACATAAGAATGTGAATTTAGATATTCCAATAACTTAATTGGTTCTTCTATTTCTCCATTCTCTGTAATCTTAAATCCATTATCAAAAGCAACCTGGAGGATAATCTGTTTAGGAACATGGATGTCTATTGCTATCTCTCTGCTCTCTGTCCATCCGGCTCTATGATGAAGTTTAATATATTCAACCATATCTAATTCTTCTGCTCTAGTATCTACACGAACTCTAAACACGAAATTCATTAATATGGTCTTAAATATAAGCTGAATATATAAACCTCTTTCTCTATCATTAAAGAAAGAATCTTCTATACTAGTTTTACGTAGTAATAGAGGAATCTCTGGAGCAGAATCAATCCATTGTCTATTGTGAGTCATATCTATAGTTGGTACTATAGCAAGTAATGGATTAGCTCTCTTCATCTGTTGGTCTATTGTAGAGAACTTTCTAAATTCATCAAAGCTATGCGTTCCATCTACATAGACAGAGTTAAAGTAATTAGATTTAAACTTCTCAAGAAACCATGATTTAGCAAACTCAACGCATACGGCATATGCTTGATATTGAGATGGCAATGTAACACTTGTTCTCATAAGTTTAGGAGTTTTAGAACGTCTTATATCTGCAGGATTAAGTTTTCTTAATCCCCGCTTATCCCCTACAGGTTCAAATCCGTATTTCAAAAAAGAACACCTCCTTGAATTAATATGATGTCCTAATAGGCCAAAAAATAAAAGCCTAGGGGCTATCCTAGGCTTCTATCTTATTCTACTGCTCTAGAGAGTAATTCAATTCTTGGATTTCCTGCCTCAATCATATCCCAATAATAGAAACCATATACTGGATGAACCTTATCGTTAAATATGTCTCTATTATTTGCAAGATATAGCCACACTAATCCATCAATATCATTGTCAGGTTCTATTGCTTTAATAGTAGCAACAGTTTTTGATTCTAGATCAATGTTATCAAGTATTGATACTATATCTCCAGGCATGTAAACTACTTCATCGTTCATATTGATCCTCCTAAATGAACGTATTAAAGGCTCTGAGGTAATCCTCAGAGCCCAAATACGCATTTAATATGAATATTACTTCTTCTCTACAAGAGTACACATAACTACTGCATCTCTATGGATGTTGGCCTGAGTCACGTACTCAAGCATAGTCTCATTGATCGCAGTATTATACTTCTGATCGACCTTAGCCTTGGCCTTATCCGCAGCACTGTAGATCATCTCAAGACCATCAGCTACATAGACAAGAGCATCTCTGTCATAGGTGTTATCCTTAGATTGATGGAGCAGCTTAGTATTGCTCAAGCAATCAATAATAGCATCGCTGATAGCCGAACGGCACTCCTTATCGATTTTTGCTTTCTTTGCATCACGCTCTTCCTGAAGGCTAGCGATAGCAGAAGCGATAAACACATTATTCTTGCGCTCGACATCGATTGCCTTTTTGTAACTCGGATCCATCTCGGCAAGAGGATCGACAAGATTACCATTGTTATCGTATGTCTCATACACTATAGTGGCAGGACCATAATCGCCTTCAGGCGGCGTATACTCAATATCCTCTATAGCTGCACAGAGTTCAGGATCTTTAAACTTATCCATATCGATATCACTGCAACGCAATAACACGTCTCCAGTTACAGGATCCACATACCCACAGTCAAACTGACCTGCCGGTACTGTGAAAATTTTGGGTGCTTTCTTTGCTTGTTTCATTTTACTATACCTCCGTAAATTTTATATATTAATCCATAGCCTGAAGAGCTCTAATACGTTCTATCTGTTCAGGACTGTAGTGATAGAGGCTCTTAAGACTATTGGCATTAATAATCGTATCTCTGCTGTGGATGAAATCTGCATTGCAGGTTCCAGTGTTTCTATCTATATACATATATTTCGGATTGATTATTCTTTCTGCAAGTCTAATGAAATCCTTATTGTATAGATAGAGGATATTAAGTGTGTCACCATCGAAATCTGCTGCAAGAGCTTTAAGCACCAACAGACTGATGGACATGGTATAATCTCTATTAATACCAATACAGCGGCATGCTAAGATGCCTCCATAAGATATTGTAGGATTACGATTGATCAGTACAGGCAATCCATTCTTATCTTTGATAAGACCATCAATAATATCATAGATTGCTTGATCAAATCCAATTACTTGAGCTTTGTACCATCTCTTATACGCATCAGAATAGTTGAAGCTATAAGAACGTACAAGAATGTTTATGATAACCTGTTGAAGCATCTCGCATAAACCAGCGAATGGTAATCTTACTTCATCAGATCTCAGCGTAGGATCTTGTTTAATAACGCTTCTAGAGCTAAAGCAATATCTACCACCAATAGCAGTTCTAATATCGCCCTTCTTCTTTGCTAGGATTTCTTTGATCTTTGTGTATACTGTGTTAACACAGACCTGAATGTCATACAACAGATTTAAACGCTCTTTGATCTTTCTATCAATCTCAAGAGCATCATCATTACATTTATACACCAGGCTAGCAAGCATATTAAACTGGTCATTACAGTCCTCGTATTTAAGAGAACCATTATCTAGAGAGCTAGGACGCAACAGGCTAGAATAAATACTAATAGTATGAGTCCATACGTTTTCTCTCTCTTGCATGATGTTGTCATAATAGAGCTTCTTTGTAGGATACTTAGCAAGATAGAAGCTCATTATTTCATCAAATCTCTCATGAAATTCCAATAGACCAATACCCTTAAAGGGTTCATCTTTCTTCACGGAAATAATGGGAATCTCATTACCATTACAATCCACTTGAACGTCAGGTTCAATAATCCTCTGTAATCTACCAGAGCCAATGAACTGCTCTATAGTATAATACAGGTTAGGATGAATAATCCAATACCGATCTTTCAATTTCAAGTATCCAGTAATAGATACATCATCATCTACATATGTTACTCTGGTTCCACATACATCACAATATTCACCATTGTTAATGGAACCTCTCTTTAATCCGCACTTACAACGATATCTCCCAGAGAATGAATCTGTATCTGAAATAGAATTAGATCCATATCTACTGGAGAAAATACCATTCTGGAGCTTTACATCTTTCTTAATACCCTTGGGCTCTGTAATGAGAAAACCAACTCCAGATTTAATATCCTCATCACGTTGCTTGTCTAGATTAATTCTTTTAATCTCAGTGAAATAATCGTATTTGCCATCATACGGATATTGCAAATTAATAGACATCTGATCTGCCATAATATATACCTCCCATTAGAGTTATTTGTATGTAATCCTTGTTATATTTGCTTACATACTCTGTTATAACATATCATTATTCTTTAGATTAGATTAAAACACCCTCTGTGGAAAACCACAGAGGGCATTTATTTTACTTATTAACTATCTTACACATTTCTACTGGAGGGGTTCTATACTTCTTATGGTGCAACCATTCTGTAGGGGGCATATAAGGTACATCATTAATATACCCATTGCCATTAGCATAAAAACCGCTGCACCAGTTGTGGGCATTAGCTGCCGCTATAGGGCTATCAAATACACCAATATGTATAGATCTATTATTAAGACTATAACTAGCGGCATATGAATTATACGATGACTGTGCTACTCCTATATATTTATTACCATTGTTTGGATTTAGATTAAGACCAGCTGTGTCTATATTAGGAGGAAGAACTAATGGTACATTACTTAAACGATGACTTAATGCTTCATTAATATCCATAGTAGGCAAATCTGTATTCAGTGTTGGAGCATAAGAGCATCTAGATATAACGTAATTGTACACAGTTGCAGCGGCAACTTCATCATCATATGTACCAAGAAAATATTTCTTCTTATCTACATTAATAGACGATTGGTATGAGCCATTTTTATTTCTATATACCCCATAATAGTTACTAGAGGTTTTACTTTTATCTGTAACTCTAGACATCCGTGAATTATCGCATGATTTAGCAAAAACGCATGTATTGACGCTATATATTCTTTGCTCTCTCGGAATATTACGTTGAAGTATATCTTTATCTAAAGCAAACTTAGACTTATCTTTGCTGTTATAATAATCAGCATACCCATATATGAGCGGAAGATCCCTTACAAAATTTGCAAAGCAATGCCATCTTTCATCTACTTTAATTCCTATGGCGCCATAGTTATAATAAGCATTATCGTTTGGGTCATAGCATCTAAGTATCATATGCCTCCAAATGTCATATTCATTTTTGGTATACTGTAAGTTGGAAATATCTCCTAAATACCCAACTCCTCCAGCCGTTTTATAATATGGGTCTAATACTTTACCAGCTAAAGCTGTTTGAAGTTGGGTTTGCTTTCTAGTTCCAGTCTCTATGAATTCCACTTCAACCATGCGTCTTATGGCTTTTCCTGTAGTTCCCATAGCAACAGATGGCAATTCTTTTACTATCTTAAAATCGCCGGTCCTAGAATGGTATACCCTGTCATAATCAATTTCAATTCGTTTACCAATAGGCATAAATAATATCTCCTTGTATAAGTATTAATCCGCAATATGGATTACTTATATTGTTAGGAATATATTTATTTAATGCCGTAAAGGGAATCAAATATTATTTTTATAGAGTTCCAAAACACTCATCAGGACTAAGTTCAGCTAGGTTAAGAGTATTTGAATGGAACCGCTTCATGGATGCATTCTTAAGTGAACTCATCATAATCATTGTGCCTAGGCCGATATTCTCTATACCTATGCGTCTATACATGGTACCTGCACACTTTTCGCATATACATCCATTTTTAGATTTACATAATCCTGAATATCTAAATTTAACAGTTTTGCCTATGTATTTGTCTTTATTCTCCATAGTTAATTCAGTTAAAGATCCATTATTACCAACTATAAAGCTGTACAGCCACATACTAAGATTCTTGTTAGTTAAGGTGATAGTAATAGTACCTGTAGACCCACAGTCACTGCCAGCCGGTAATACTTTAATATGCTGTGTAGCATTAGTAAATTGCTTTTCCAAGTACCCTCCCATTTGAGTCTTTCTAGATCTGGAATAAGGCCCTCCAACAGCAGAGTCGTTTACAGCTGAGTATTCATCCTTCTTCATTCCAGACATATACGAGCTGCTTGTATATGTGTAATTTCCATCGGTGCCCTTAAGCGGGCCTCTCATTAAATACATATTCTTGAAGTTATTACCCCAGGAACTACGAGCACCAGAGTTATACATATCAGCAGACTCTGAATCCTTAAGCTGTTGCTTTGCCCATGCGGTAAGCTCATCCTCTACTGCCTTCATAGCAACAATATCGCCTTGAGCAATTCTATCTGCATATTTCTTCTCTAACTCTTTCTTCTTAATCTCAGCCTGATTGGTTAATAGTAATATATCCATATCATGTGAGGGACATATAGCGCTAGCACAGCCCATAAGAATCTGTGTTTGCATTATAAAGTCTTTTAATTGATCTACAGTAATTTTATCTTCAAGAAGAGCGTATGATAAAGTTTGGTTAATATCATCATACTTATCCCCATTTACAGTCTCATTAATGTATCCTAAAACATTTGATACTGGTTCTATAAATGCTTTGTTAAATACCCATAATCCTACAGTGGTGGTAAATGGCTTTTTGTTCTTATGCTTATCTATGCCATATTTACCAGCGGGTATCTCTACAGTATCATATGTATTAAATCTAGGAGCATCTGCAAACGTCCCAAACCAATTCATGATTGTAGCCTTACGAGCGGCTTCTTCATGAGTAAGATTAATTATATCATTTAAATCTGCCTCTTTAGTAATGTGCTTAGGCTTTCTCTTTGTGGCCATTATTATTCCTCCCTATATTGGTAATTAATAAAATGTCTAGCCGTTAAAAATCCTATTATTGAGTGTTGTATTAGATTATTTTGCTTTATATAAGCAGTAATTTTATATAATCACAAACGGAGTACTTTATTATTTGGATTTAGCATTACTGACGACAATATATTAATCCACACTATTAGAGAGGGATGTGGAATAAAATATATTTTACTCTTTACAGGAGGTTTGTATAAAAGATGATTGTTATTAAGAAAGATGGAACTGAACAGGAGTTCAATATTGAGAAGGTAATCAGTGCGGTATCTAAATCTGCCGAACGGTGTTTACATACTTACACTGATGATGAGATTGAAAAGATTAGTAATATTGTTATAGCAATGGCTGCAAATTATGCTAGTGAGCATAATGGTAAGATTCCCATTAGTGCCATGCACACATTTGCAGAGAATGCTCTTGAAGAGATTGATCCTATGATTGCCAAGAGCTATCGTGATTATAGAAATTATAAAGTAGAATTCTGTAATATTCTTGATAATGTGTATAAGAAGTCCCAGGCTATTAGATATATTGGGGATGTATCTAATGCTAATACAGATTCTGCTATGGTTTCTACACAGAGATCATTGATCTATGGCCAGCTCAATAAGGAATTATATCAAAAGTTCTTCTTAAACAAAGAAGAGCTTCAAGCTGCTAGAGATGGATATATCTATATTCATGATATGAAGGATCGTCTTGATGGATTGAACTGCTGTCTGTTTGATATGAAGAATGTATTAGATGGTGGATTTGAGATGGGCAACCAGTGGTATAATGAGCCTAAAACATTAGACGTTGCTGGAGATGTAATCTCTGATACCACTATCAGTGCAGCATCACAACAGTATGGCGGATTCACTATCCCCCAGGTTGATTTCATCTTAGATAAATATGCTCAGAAGAGCTATGATCTGTATTATAATGAGTATATTGAAGATGCTGAAAACAATGGTCTTGATATTGATGATGTTATTCTTGCTAAGGCTGATAAGAAAGCAGAGAAGAAAGTATATAGAGATATGGAACAGCTGTTCCAGTCTTGGGAATATAGATTTAATACTGTAGGAAGCTCTAGAGGAGATTATCCATTTATTGCAGTATCTTTTGGTTTAAATACATCCAGATGGGGGTGCTTGCTTAACACTGCTATTCTTAGAGTAAGAGCCGGAGGCCAGGGCAAGGCAGGTTATAAAAAGACTGTGTTGTTCCCCAAGCTCACGTTCTTGTATGATGAAGAATTACATGGCCCTGGTAAACCCTATGAGTATATCTTTAATGAGGCTATAGAGTGTAGCAAAAAGAGTATGTATCCTGACTATCTGTCTATGTCTGGTGAAGGGTATATTCCCTCTATGTATAAGAAGTATGGTAAGCCTCTTAGTCTTATGGGGTGTAGAGCATCTCTGTCTCCATGGTATGAGCGTGGAGGAATGAATCCTGCGGATGAAAATGATACCGTAATCTTTGAGGGTCGTTTTAATTTAGGCGCTGTCAGCTTACATTTACCGATGATCTTAGCTAAGGCTCGTCAAGAGAATAGAGATTTCTATGAAGTTCTTGACTATTATCTCGAAATGATCAGAAATCTTCATAAGAAGACTATTGCTTTCTTTGGAGAGAAGAAGGCTAGCACTAATCCTATGATGTTTATGCAAGGTGGTTGCTTAGGTGGCACTCTTGGGGCTGATGATAAGATCGCTAAACTACTTCCTCCGATGACTGTAAGTTTTGGTATTATAGCGTTGAATGAGCTCAATCGTCTTTATAATGGTAAGTCTATCTATGAAGATGGAGAATTCCCTCTTGAAGTAATGCATTATATCAACGATAAAGTAAATGTATATAAGAAGGAAGATGGAATCCTGTACGCTATATATGGAACCCCGGCAGAGAGTCTCTGCGGTCTTCAAGTAGAGCAGTTTAGAAAGAAGTATGGTATTATAGAAAATGTATCTGATAAGGCTTATGTATCTAACTCTTTCCATTGCCATGTAACTGAAGATATTACTCCTATAGAGAAGCAGGATTCTGAGAATAGATTCTGGAATTTGTTTAACGGTGGCAAGATTCAGTATTGTAAGTGCCCCATTAATTATAATACTAAAGCCATGAAGGATCTTGTAAGAAGAGCAATGAAGCTTGGATTGTATGAGGGTATTAATCTTGATCTTGCATATTGTGAAGATTGTGGCCATGAGGAATTGAATATGCATAAATGCCCGAAGTGTGGGTCTGAGAATATCACTGAAGTACAGAGAATGAATGGCTATTTAGGTTTCAATAAAGTTAAAGGTAAGAGTAGATATAACGACGCTAAGAGAGCAGAGATTGCAGATAGAGTGTCTATGTAGAGTCAGGGGTGAAAAGAGATATGAATTATCACAAAATCAGTTATGATGATCAGTTAAATGGGGAAGGGTTAAGAGCAGTATTATTTGTTTCTGGCTGTGGGCATCATTGTAAGGGCTGTCAGAATCCTCAAACATGGAGTCCTACATCTGGTAAGATATTTGATTATGATGCTTTGTTAGAGCTTTTAAATTATTTAAATAATGATTACGCATCTGGAGTTACTTTCTCTGGTGGTGATCCTCTTAATCCTGTTAATCTTCCTCAGATATCTATATTAACTTCATTGCTTAAGTCATTATATCCAAGCAAGACAATATGGATTTATACTGGATATACATTTGATGAGCTCATGGTTATAATCAGTAATTATACTGGCGGAGAGTTATACCCAGATGCTACATATCTAAGAACTATCCTGAAGAATACAGATGTCTTAGTAGATGGTAAGTTTGAGCAAAGCAAGTTTGATAATAACTACAAGTGGGCAGGAAGTACTAATCAGAGAATTATAGATGTACAGGAAACATTGAAAACTGTTAGTAATGAGAATGGATATACAAGGTATAAAGTCGTTCATTATGAAACAGAATAACCAATTTCTGGATTAAGCCAACCTCCTAAGAGATTAAACATTAATTTAATGCATATGCATCACATTTCTATATTCTTAAAAAGGAGGATATATTTATGGCTATTAAGAATGTATACCTGAAGAAAAAGATTGCTGGCACTGTATATGACATCTATCCTCGGTCCTCTGCTGACATGATTGAGTATGATGGCTCTACCGTTGCTGCTAAGCTTGCATCTCTGGCCACTGGCGTTGGTGACGTGTACACCAAGTCTGAGGCTGATGATAAGCTGACTGAGCTGTACAATAAGATCATGGGCTTCACTGATGCCGATAAGACTATCAATGACGCTTATGATACTCTGAAGGAAGTTGCTGCTTGGCTGGATGAGAATGATGACGTCTCCACTCTGATTAGCGATCTCGCTGCTGTTGTTGGTGATGCCGACTCTGGTCTGGTTAAGGATGTCAATGCCCTGAAGACTGCTGTCGGCGATTCTAACTCTGGCCTCGTTAAGGACGTTGCTGCTCTGCAGGCTGTTGGTGCTACTAAGGTTGAGGCTTCCGCAACCAATGGTAACATCAAGATCAACGGCACTGAGGTAACTGTTTATGACGATTCCGCCGTTGCAGCTACCAAGGTCACTGAGGATGACGACCACAATTTCGTAACCGCTGAAGAGAAGGCTACCATCAAGGAGTACATCCAGGTTGTTGAAGCTGATACCGATGTTACCGATGATGGTGTTCTCTACATCGTTGAGGTTGCTGACGAGTCCGCTTCCTGAGTCTAGCTGCATAACATTATAATCCGACGGGCATAACGGCTGGGGGCGGCATTTGCCTCCCCCGGCCTAATGCTGTCAAATAAGTAATAGGCTGGTGAGTCAAACCGATGGCTAAGAAAGTTCAGCTAAAAAATCTCAAAGGAAATACAGTCCAGACTATTTACCCACAAACTTCCGCTGATAATGTCATGTATGACTCAGACACCACAACTAAGGAAGTAGTAGACGCTCTGATACTTGAGATTAGAAGATTAGAGAAATTGTTATCTATCGATTCGCTTTACATTTTAGATGAAGATGGAGAAACATTACTGAACGATGGTGAAGGTAATAACCTAGTAGCCGTTGCTTCTTTGATTGGTAATGAAGAAAGTACTGGTACTTAATGCCCAATGAGATTTATATGTTAAATTTAGCATATAGCCCAGATTAGTCCCAGGTGGAGCGCTCCACCTGGGATTGGTACTGTCTTTAACATGTTAAAGTAGAATTATACAATAAGAAATACATTAGTGTAAAGAGTAATAACGTATTATAAACTACGCTAGCACACCATAATGGAGGTTCTAATGTATAATTTCTATAAAAACGCTGTTGTATCTAACTTTGCATCATGCGGCTTAAATCTAAATGGAGATCAAATTAGCAAAATTCTTAGCTCCATGGATAAAGCCGCTGTTAATTTTAATTTTTATGAGAAAACTACTAATCAATATTTCGCCAGAGGAAATAATGGAGTTCCAAAATTAGTATATAAATATATCGAATGTAAACAATCTGAAGGATTGACTCCAGAGACATGCTATGGGTATAGATTAGTTCTAGAGTTATTCTTCAAAGATTGCCAAAAAGATTTAAATGAAATTGAAGCTGATGATATTAGAGATTATCTAACTAGATATCAATTAAGCCATGATATTGGCAATAGAACTCTAGACAAATACAGAGAGTATATTGTTAGATTCTTTACATGGTGCCACGAGATGGGATATATCTTAAAGAACCCTGGGTATCCATGCAAGCCAATACATTATGAGACTCCCCCTAGACAAGCTCTAACACCATATGAGCTAGAATTATTAAGAAATGCTTGCCAATCTGCAAGGGATAATGCGATTATAGAAACACTATACTCTACAGCATGTAGAGTATCAGAGTTAGCAATTTTAAAATTTGAAGATATTGATTGGAGGGCAAATACAGTGCATATCTTCGGTAAGGGATCTAAGCATAGAATATCCTTCCTGAATGCTAGAGCTAGGGTAGCTCTAGAGACATATATTGATAAAGAGCGTAATGGCGATTCAGAATTCATATTTGTATCTGAAAGAAAACCATACAATCCTCTAAAGAAAGAGGCTATAGAAAAGATAGTTGGTACTATCTCTGATAGAGCTGTAGGTTTAAATAAGAAAGTAACTCCCCATGTTATTAGACACACCACAGCAACTATCGCACTGCATAATGGAATGAGCATTAATGAAATCTCAATGCTTCTTGGGCATGCTAATATTGAAACTACCATGATCTATGCAAAGACATCTTATGACGCTGTTAAGGCAGCGCATAATAAATACATCTATTAAAATTACCATTTATAGGAAGTATATTACTTCCCTCTATTAATATACTTGATGATCAGGTTATGATCTCTACCAGTCTCTTCAACCATTTCATCAAGCATCATACGCTTAGACTTCATTAAATCTATCTTACGCTTCTCTGCTATAGTAAGAGGAGTAATCTTAGATTTATTAGGCTCATATAAATCAGACTTTCTGATTCTATGAATTACATTATCTCTATTAACTCCAAGCTTTTTAGCGATCCAGGTAATGGTCTTTCCCTCAGAGTACCATTCCTTCATCTTATTAAGGTCTTTATCTGACATATGATGCCCGCCACGAGAATTAAACTTAGCTGGAGTCTTAACTCTTAAACGTACACATGATTCACTACGACCTACAATAGCAGCAATGTCCCTATATGGCATCCCTTTAGATCTTAAGTAAATCATTTCTTCACGTTCTTCTTCTGTAGTAGTCCTGCTACTACTAACCATTACAGCGTTATACACCTTAAATTGCGTAGTATTGAGTTTTGGTGCGATCTCGCTAATATGGTATCCTTCTGAGTACATCTCAAGTGCGGCTCTCTTTATATAATCCTCTTTAGATTCACCGTACTTTCTTCTAGGTTTACCCATTATTAATTCACATCCTCTCAATAATAATAGTAGAAAAAGTATATTACTTTTCTATTATTAAAATGTAGAAAATACTGGGTAAGGCTCTCGCCTTGACCCAGTATTTTCTTATTAGAATAAAAAGGATAAGGAAGTTGGCAAAATTACTCGTCAGGCTCGCAATATTCGGCAAGCTGCTCGATTACAAAGTCTCTATTGCTACGAAGCTCTTCTTCAGTAAGCTTAAGGAAGTTAGGTAAGTAGATGGTCTTAGAGAAATCTGCTTTCTTAACCATGTTAGTGAAAGCAGAGGAAATAACTCCCTTAGGTTTACCAGTATCAGCAGCAATAAGATCAACAACCTCAGCATACTTAACAGCATGCTTAGTAAGTTCAGGAAGTCTAACAAGAGCCTTATAAACAAAGGAATCAGAAGAAATACCCCATGCGGTAAGCTCTTCTCCGATAATATCAACAGCAGTCTTACCGGCAACGAAATCCTCGATTTCCTTCATCTTAACTTCTGCTTCGATAGGCTCTTTCTTAGTCTTCTTGGTAGACCTCTTTTTAGTGGTAGTCTTCTTAGTTTCCTCGGAAGGCTCTTCAACAGCCTTCTTTTTAGTACTAGTCTTTTTCTTAGTCTTGGTTTCCTTTGCAGGCATATCGGTATCCTCCTCAGTAATAATAGTAGTATCTTCAGACTGTTCCTCTGCAGAGGGAATATCCTCTACAGATACAGAATTAATAACAACAGACTCTTCTTCAGTAATATCCTCAGAAGGTTTAGTAATTTCTTCTGCATTAGCTGTCTGAGAGCCAAACAGCTTATTACCCATGGCACTGCGCTTATTATACTGTGCCTCAGTGAGCACAGCAGAATCAACATCAACACCATTAACGCTAATACACAGTAGTTTGATTACCATATTAACACTATTGAATACAGTATTAATGTAGTTCATTCTATCAGAACTGCTCTTAGGCCCGCCGTTCTTGATATAATTCTCATAGGCAGTAGTAATCTTATTAAATTCTTCCTGCAGCATCATTTCTCTAAACCTCCAATTATTGTAAATAAATTAACTTTATGTAAATATAAATATATATTTATAATTTAAAGCAGAACATCCCCCGTATGGAATTAACCATACGGGGAATATCCTTGTCTAACATGTCTACAAGAGTAAAAACGCTGAGTTTTCAGGCAAGGGCTTACTAACTCAACACTGGAAAGAATGATGAACACGTGTAACTATATCCATCACTAATATGTATGATGTGTTGTATTTTCTTACGCGGAACATCCCCCGTATGGAATTAACCATACGGGGAATATCCCATTAAGGACACTATACTATGAAACAACCACTAGTGCCACCGCCGAAGTATACTAGTGGCCATTCATAAAGATGGGTAGTTGAGCAATCCCATCACTAATATGTATACCGTGTTGTATATTTTTACACAATAGAGGTATCCCCGTATGGAATTAACCATACGGGGAATCCCCAAGCCAATAAGTTGAAAATCGGGCTGCATCAAACCCGTACGGAAGGGATGGGCACACGGGAAGACCCGTCACTAATATGTATAGCATATTGTATATTTTTACACTAGGTATCCCCGTATGGAATTAACCATACGGGGATTCTCTAAGGAAACCTAAATGCTGAGCCTCTGGTATAGGAGTTCAAAGGCTCAAACCAGGAAAGAGATGGGCGACCAAACCCACCACTAATATGTATATCGTATTGTATTTTTATACAAGAACATTCCCCGTATGGAATTAACCATACGGGAAACGTCTGTGAAAAGCTTTAGCAACAAAATTATACGCAGTGTCCGGTCAGAAAGGAGACAGGGACGCACCTGTCATTAATATGTACGTTATATTAATTTTTAATAATAAGAAACCCGCCGCGCGGCCAAACAGGGCTACGCGGCGGATTGATACTGGGGCTGCGAGGACCAACTCTTATGCCCATGATAGTTAAGGTGCAATCATAACTATCATATACATGTAGGAATTTGTGTAAATTCTTACACTTGGAGTGAGGGCTATCGGTACCTAACTAATCGCGGCCCAACTACGGATAGCAGTATAAATATGTCACAACTGCTATATTCATGTTACGTGTTTAATATTTTAATATCATCAATCATAACCACATTATTACTTCTAGCCTTGGAGGGCTTAGGGGTAACATTCTCGTCTACAGGAGTTACAGTAGAATCACTGCTAGAAGAACCAAACAGTTCGTCAATATCCATATCAATGATTTCAGTATCCATGTTTTCATTCACCTCAATTGCTCTGATAGTTTCGTCATAATCAAACGAATAAGACTTAGTATGATCTTTAAATCTTATAGTAATATCAAACTTACAATCATCATCTAATCTAGTAAAGAAGCCATTAGTTCTCCATACACAATAGGTTTCTTCATGGCCATATTTATTAGTATAAGATATCTCATCTAACAAGATCATTTCCATACGATCTAAAGATTCTAGTCTATTATTAGTACTAAGACTATAAATACCAGATGTATATACAGGAGTAGTACCAACTGTAAGATGATTCATTATATCTGGAGAATTTAAATCTGGGAATATAAATTCTATCAAACAGTCGTCTCCATCATAGGCGTAACTCTTAGGACACGCATATACAAAATAATTGTTATTTCCGATAGTACAGCCTTCTAAAGTGACTTCTGGCGAGGGCTGACACAGGTCTTTGAAAGTATAGAGCATATTTTGTAATTCATCATAGTTCAAGAAGACTACACTTTCAGTCATCTTAGGAGTAAACTTAAATTCTTCATTAGAAGTAATCACATCTATCTTATTGATGACTCTATCTAATCCTCCGGAATCATTATGAATAAATGCAGATACACCTGTCCAATCCTTGCTATAATCTTGCAAGAGATCTTCATCTATAGTTCCAACGTAAACACAGTCAGCAAACTTAATATGGCTTACTCTATCTACAATTTGAGATGTAGTCTTACCAATGAAATGGAAAGTCATATCACTAGAGATAGAGGTATTATAGACCCATTCTCTAGCGTCAGTACCAAGATCTATCTTAGTAAGATTAGATGGATCGTCATCTGGAGAATACGCCATCATCTGTTCATAGATAGTCTTATTGCCATATAGATTAGTAGAATACTCCCAGAAGAAAGTAAGAGCATCTATTACTCTACCATTCTCAAACCAGTTCCCATTAGGATTATGATAATAGTAGATAAGATGAGTATCATTCTTAATGATATTGATATACTGATTTGCATCCAGTGCAGGAATAATCAAATTACCATT